ATACTGCCGGCCATATCAAGTGTAATTTCCTTTACTTGGTTGCGCTTATCGGCATCTATTTTGAGAAGCACATTGATAACATCCTCTGCTTTAGTTCCCTTTACAATAGCTACAATGGTACCCTTTCGACCATGCTTATCCCGATTGGTAAGGATTGTATATAGTTCGCCTTTGCTTAAAGCCGTTTCATCTATAATCCGCAAAACGAAACGTTTCGCCATTCCAGAACGAGCCGTCTATTTTCTTAAAACGAAGCGTACCGCTGGGGGTACTCCCCCACCCCAAAATATTTTCGACCGGCTTACGCCGGTATTCACATAATGCAAGAACGGAGTCCGGACACCATCCGAACCCCGTTCTTTTCGTTTTGTCGCTTCGCTCCCGCTTTTCGCGCTTCGCTTTACGCAGCCTCGCTCAACGCCTTATACGCAGCCACGCTTTGCGCCCTCACGAGTTTGCCGCGGAAGGCCAGACGCGAGCCGATACTCGCACTCGTATACGAAGCATCGTGATTCGCATACGCATACGACACACCGCCACTCGCGAACGCACTGCTGCACCCGCGATAGACCACACGGACTGTGGCTGTGCTTATCCAGTATATGTCTGAATAGTATGTGCTCGACGAGCCATTCATCGAGCCTACTGGCACTACCGCCATCAGCCTTCCATGAGCCACTGCCGTTATCCAGTTACCGCTATTCGTCGTGCCCTTTATCATGATCGTGCTGCCGTCAGGCATCCAAATGCGCCACTTGCCCTCATTGCCGCTCGTGTTCGGCAAGTCCACACCGTCCATCATGTCATACTTGTGTCCGAAGATGTCCTCATAGCCCAAGCAGCAGATATTGTTCACCTGCGTCACCTTTGCAGCACCATACTCGTCCTTGTCTATATACCAGGCATATTGGTGCACTCTGTTCTCGTCCACCAGACTGTTTGTAACATTCGGGTTGATTGCCTTTGCGCCCTCATAGCCTATAGTGTCCTGCATGCCTCTTGACATCGTACCGCCAGTCGTGCGCATATTCGTATGCGAGCCAGCGCCACACTGCTCCTGCATGTTTCTCCTGCCATACTTCGCGTATGCAAGGTTCGCGATGCGGAAGTGCATCAGAGCGTCAATCTGCTGCATACCTCGCTGCACGCTGTAATAATGGAAGTCCGTCCATATCATACTTGCAGTAGTGCTGCCGCCCGTTATGCAGGCACGCAGCTTGCTGCCCACTACAGAACTGCCCACAACAGCGCACAGATGCTCATCGTTCGCAAACCATTCTGGCTCCATATCCTCTATCTTGCTGCTGTTGGATAGTACAACCTTGTCAAACTCGGCTGTGTTCAATATAGAGAAGTACAAAGTCTTGGCTCCCTCAGGCACATCGCTGATAAGATACATACCAGCCTCAAATCTGTTTCCCAGCGTTGGCACCACGACGCTCTTCACCACATTGCCGTTCACGTCGGCAAATGCGCTGCCCACAAGGTTCGTGCCTGGCACACTCGGCCAGCGAACACGCTTGTGCTTCGACACATCCACCACGCACACCGAATAAGAGCTGTCCGTACTCATGGCATTTGTTATGGTGTCCCTGCCACTCATCACTTTCCTGCCTTTAGTGTAACCGCCCTGCACCGCCTTGATGTCATCAAGCGTCAATACGTCCACATTCGGCACAGCCGGCATGTGATCCTTGTCCTTCGAGCTGTAGCAGCTGTAGTTCTTGCTGTTCAAGAAGTCATTGATGCCCTTGCTCCAGAAGAAAGGCTCGTGCATCATCAGGTCACCCTCGCTGCCGTCAAGTTTGGCAGGGGTCCCGTCGGCATACTTGGTGCTGTCCTTATCGTCAAGTTCCAAGTAAGTCATCTCGCCGTCCAGATTGTTCACCACGGTATCGACATTCGCTATGTTCACGTTCCTCGTGGTCGCCTTCTTTGTCACCTTCGCCAGCACTCTGTGGCGGTTCTTCAGTATCGCAGCCACATGGCCGCTTGGCTTGTAGTCGTTGCCGTACTTATAGCCCGTGCCGTTATCCAAGTTCGAGAGATTTGCGTCGTCAGCCACACTCTCGTCGCTCTCCAGCATTGTATATTCAGGCTGCTCGATGTTCAACTCCGGGTAGTGCTCGATGTATGCAGCATAGGTCTCATCATCAACGTAACGAGTCAGTCGGTATGTGCCCACCAGTCGGCAGCTCTCCACATTGCCGCCATTTTCGTCCACACCGCCCGTCTGCATCAGTGAGGCCAGCAGGCTGCCGTCGCCTTCCATGTCGATGCCGGTCACACGCAGATACTTCACGTTTCCGCACCTTGCGTGCAGCGTCTGCCAGTCCACACCCGGACAATTGTCAACCACAAGTCTGTTGATGTTGCTTGTGCCCTCAAGCGTCAGACCGCTGGTCGTCAGTTTGCCCAGATAGCGCAGTTCCAGTGTCTGCAACGTTGCCGGGAGCGTTACGCTCGTCAGCGGAGCGCCCTGTGCGAAGTTCACGCCGGTCAGGGCTGTCTTGCCTGCCTTCAGTGTCTCCAGCTTCGTGTTGTTGCTCAAGTCTATGCCAGTGAAGCTGCCTGACTTCAAGCCGGTCATATTCAGGGTACGCAAGTTTCGGCAGCCGTTCACCAACAATGCGTTCAGCGTTGTCTGTGTCTGGCCGCAGCTCACGTCAAGCGTCCTCAGGGCGGAACAGTTGTTCAAGTTCAGAGTCTGGAGTATGGCATGGCTCACGTCCGTCAGGTCAAGTCCCATGATGCGGCTCGCACCGTAGATGTATTGCGGGTCATTCACGATGAGGTCCGTGTCAAGCGTCAGTTCCACCTGACTTCCCGTGTCCTCCGCAAGCACTGCGCTTTCATGCGGAGTACCGCTCGTGTAGCCGTACCCGAAGAAATACCGCTCGCTCGCCGTGATTCTTATCTTCCGGTTGTCACTCCCGAACTTATAGCCGAAGTAGGCCGCGAAACTGTCCTTTCTGTATGTACCGCATACATACTGGCTGTCCAGCAATGCAAAGCGGTTCTGGATGGTATAGGTGCGGTGCGCATATCGGCTGCCCTGGAGTGCATAGAGATAGTCATAGTAACTCGTAGTGCCGTCTGCTGTCGTCACACCCTCCGTCAGCGGCTTGATGTACTTGTAGATGCCGTCCTTGTTGTAGATGCGCTCACACCAGTTACCCATCATCTCCTCATTGAACACCTTCAGCACATACTCCAGCGACATCGTGCTTCGCAGTTTGTCTGCCACCTCCCTCAGTTTGTCCGGACAGCCTCTCACAAGTTCCCACAATACGGAGTCGTGTCCTGCAAACGCATACGAGCCGATGCTCTCGTCCATCGTCTCCCACGTTATCGTGTAGTCGTATTTCAGAACAGAGTCGTTGCGCTCACCGAACACCGTGTCCATGTCGTATGGGATGAAATACCATATCTTGCCGTCCCACGTCACGAGCATCATGTTCTTCGCGCGGTTGTCCACAGCCATGAAGTAGTCCGTTATCAGATACCATGCAAATGGCGAGTCGTTGCCGAAGTATTCCGCATATTCGTTCAGGAATTTCGTCGGGTTGCCCTTGCACGAGTATATCCACTCCCAAAGGCGCTTCACTGCCGCCTTGTCGTCCTCATGCGCCGTCGCCCATGTGTCGTCGGCCTTGAAGCGGAACTCCAGAGCATCGTCAAACGTGTCCATGTTGCTCGTACCGAACAGACATAATGTCTCCGAGTTGTTCAGGAACTCCAGGCAGATACACTTGTTGCGCTCGCCCTTCAGTGCAGCCTCGTCATTGAAGCCCTCGATACCCTCAAAGCCGTAGATGATGCCGCTGCCGCTCTTCTCGTTGTTGAAGTTGTATTTGCCGAGATACACGTTCTCACCCGTGCCGTTGTTGTCGTAGAACAAATCTATCGGGAAACCGTCCACGCCGATTCTCACATCATAGTTGCCCTTGTAGGCCATTTGTGGCGGAGTCAGCCAGCCGCATCTCTTCCAGATGTCGTTCACCACTCTCACCGCACCCGTATTGTGCGTAGATGAAGAGTCCGAGAAGTCCGCCTTCAGACAGAATATGTCTATCGGTCTTGCACATGGTTTGAACGAATATTTAAAGTCCGCGACCTCCACACCGTTCACATACAGCTTAGTGCCGTACTTCGTCGAGCGGCTGAAGTAGATGCGGTAGTTCTTTCTCGGGTAGGTCGTCGATGAGGTGCCTTGTATTCTCAGTCCGCACTGGTAGATGATGAAGTCATACTCCTTACCGTAGGCAGAGTAGAAGTAGATGTCCACCGGAACCTCAAACTTCTTGTTGTTCGTCTGGTTCACAAGGTTCACGTCACCCACGATCCTCATCACGCTCTTGCCCATCGCACGCAGTTTGTCTATATCGACATCAGTGCCCTCGTCGTCCATCACCTGGTTCTTCTCGAACAGCACCACCATCTCGTCGCTTGTCGGGCGGTCCACCATGTAGTTCGCCAGTTCCTCGTCATCACCCAAAGCACGGTTATACACGCGCATGTTACGCACCTCCACGTCCGCGCTCTCGCTCGTGATCCTGATGTTCGTCGGTTCTGCCTGGAGCAGCGAATCCGTCGAGGCATACTGCTTCGCGCCGCATAGGATGCCGTTCACATACAGCGTCATCAGTCGGCTCGCCTTTTTCTCCTGCACCACGAAGGCTATCTTCAGTGTCATACCGCTTGCGAACTTAGTGCCTACTTCCGAACCTGCGCCCGTCCGCATCAGAGCCTCCTGCGTCGTCAGTCTGAAACCCACGCCGCCGGTCATGCAGTCCACCACCGTACCCCTGCGGTCGGTCACGTTCGTGCATGTCAGCTCCATCTCGTAGGTTGCGCCCGTGGTGGTCGCGTCGTTGCCGAAAGGCTTGTACCCGATTTCTACATTCGCGCCGTTCGTCAGCTTCAAGGCATCTCCCGTCCAGCCGTTGCTCTGCCAGTCAAAACCTTCAAACACCGTTTGAACGTCGTTATAACGCCATTCAGCTGGCTCGCTCTCGGCATTGCTTCTGCCGGCTGCCGTCAGTTTCAGCACAAGTCCGGCAGTCGCCTCGCTCAGGTCAATGCCGCTCTCCGTCACCTTCACGTTCAGTTTGTATTCCGTAGTGCCGCACTTCAGCACCATGGCCACGTCGCCCTGCTCCAGGAAACGGTTTGTATATACCTGCGTAGTCCTCGGAACGCTCACCGTCTGCGTCCGTATGCCGTCTCTCCACACACCCACCGTCGCCGGGGTCGTTGTCGGGTCATACGCCACAAAGTCAAATCTCACCTGCTCATACTGGCCGGTTTCAATAGTCGGGGTCAGATGGTCGTCCGCAAAAATGCGTCCGTCACCGAAGGTCAGCTTCGTGCCGATATACGGGGCGTTATGTCCGGCCTTCAGAATGTCAAAGTAGATGCTCTCACTCTTCAGCGTCAGCTCCGCGCTCGCCTCCATCTCGGCGACAATCTGCACCGTGTGCCGGCCGATGCTCACTCCCGACATCGATAAGGAGAAACTGCCGTTCGTCGTGCCGCTTCTTTTCACCGTCTGCGAGTCCCACTGGTGTCCGTCCAGATACAGCGTCACGGTTTTGTCGCCGCTTCCGCTCACCGCAAAGGGGATGCTCACCGTCTCGCTCACGCCGTAGCCGCCCTTGGCGACACACTCGGCTATGTTGAAGCTGCTGCTCAGCGCAAGGGTCACAGCCTTCACGCTCACATAGCTCTGCCTCGTCTGTGTCTTGCCGGTGGTCGGGTCGGTTGTGGTTGCCCTCACATAGATGTCTGTCGTTCCGAGCAGCAGGTATTTCGTCAGATCCAGGGTATAGGTTCCCTTGCTCACATCATGCTGCGTGTCTGCATACATCACGGTCGCGCCCCTCTTCATCTCAATGCTGACTGTTGCCTTCTGGCCCGTGGATGTGCCTTTCTCGTCACCACTGCTGTACTGGTGGTCATACGTCCATGTCAGCATTGCGCTGTCACCTTCCTTGATGATGGTCTTGCTGACGGCTGCATCCAGCACGATTTTCGTGGTCGAAGCGTCACCGCCTCCACCGCCGCTTCCTGCCGGAATGTCCGCAGACGCTATCTCCGCACCGCTCTTGTTGGTCAGTGCCAGGCGCACGCTGCTGCCGTCGTCACTCAGTTCGGCGTTCATGCCCAAGACGGTGCTCGCCTCTATCTCCATCAGCTTCGCCGCCACCGCCGCGTTCTGCACCGGGTTCGTCGAACTTGCGTTCAGACTCTCGTCCACCTCAGTCTCGCTGATGGTGATAGCAACGTTGCCGTCCTCGCCCGGTTCCAGTTTCTTGCCGTTCAGCGTCACGCTCTTCACCGTGCCGTCGCCGCCAAAGTCCTCCCAGCTTGCCGCCTGTTCCCAGCTCTCGATGTTCGTGCCCTTGAACTGCTTTGTCTCCCATTTGCCCTGTGCCGTCTCGTAGGTGATGCAGCGTCCCTTCGCACGTGCCTTTCCTTCCACGGCTGCTATGGCGGTCTCAAGCGTATAGTATCCGCTCTCCAGCGGAACCTGCTCCGTCACGTTATAGGTGTTGCCACCGCCGCTTCCGCTTATCTCCACCAGGTTCTCTTCCTCATCGCTCCACACATACACCACGCCACCGCACACATACGCCTTGTCCTTCAGTACCTCCGTGCGCACATCGTTCATGTACATGTCTGCACCAGGCCAGTTGTTGCAGTATATGTCGCCCTTCTTTCCGCGGAAGGCTTTGTTCACCGTGTCATAGTACACACCGTCTATCTGCGGATACGATACAAGCTGTCCCTCCACGCCTTCCACCAGCCCGTCAAACCGTGCTGTCGCGCCGTTTCTCGCAGCCAGGGCCGTGTCCTTGTACTCCGCTTCCACGCTCTCTGCCTTTGCCACAGCAGCGTTGGTCTTTTTGGCGGCATCTGTGGCTTTGCTTGCCGCATCGTTGGCGGTTTGGGCCGCTGCCTCCGCTGTTGATGTTGCCGTATCAGCTTTCTTTGCTGATGCGTCAGCCACAGCTGCAGAAGCCTTGGCGACTGCTGCTGCATCCTCCGCAGGTTTCGACAGCAGTTTCAACGGAGCGCTCACCACCGTCTCGCCTCTCATGGCAGGGAGGCTCACCACACCGTCCAGCGTGCTCACAGCTTCCAGCTCGTCCACACTCTGGCTGTCAGTCTTTATCTGGTTCACCACATCCAGGACCAGTTCCTTTTTCTCTTCTTCTGTCAGTGCCATATTCATTCGGTTTTGTTGTTATTGTTCAGTTGTTCATTCAGTCCGTCGATGAAGCCGGGCACGCACAGACGTTCTGCCACCGTGCCCATAAGACTTACCTCCTCGTCGGTATATTCGACACTACCCTCGCCATTGTATATCTTCAGGGCAAGGGCATGTGCCTTAATGCCGTTCACGTTCTTGTATATCAAGTCCGCAAACGTCTCCCTCGCGTCCACCGTCTGCGCCGCCTTCCGGCTCACGGTCGTGTAAATTTTGAAATGCTTAAAGTCTATCTTTTTCATACATCATTCCTCATTCGTTGTTCCTTCTATGATATACCAGTTCCCCGCTATCGCCTTCAGCGTCGTGTAGGTGTTCCACAAGCAGTATATCCGTGTGTCGCTCTTGCTGCACCCGCCGAACCGCCTCACATCAATAACGCTTCCGTCCGATGTTTTCATCAAGTAGTAGGGGTTGGCCTCGAATATTATCTTCTGTCCGTTGATGGCGGACACATACAAGTACTTCAGCTTCTTGCCCACTGGTCTGTCCCAGAAGAAGCTCAGCTCCAGTCCGTCGTATGCCGTCGCGTCCGGCAGGTATATCCAGTGCGAGTAAGGGGCCTCCGTGGCATCCCACGAGTCTTCTATCGCGTCAAACTCCCAAAAGAACATGTTGCACGGCTCAGCCTCTGGGTCTATCTGGTATTTGTTCGGTGCATTCACCTTGGTGCTCGAATACAGCAGGTTCGCATGGATCACTCCCGTCACCTCTGCGTCCTTCATTCTTGCAGACTTCACGTCAAGGCTGCCGTCTGCGTTCACCTTGAAATATTCGTTCATCGTCACTGCGCCTTCCAGGGTTATCTGGTCTGCGCTTATCCTCACGCCACTCTCCAGCTTGCCGTTCTCGTCCTTGGTCACGAATGCCGACACCTCCGCTCGTTTCACAATGTCCGTGCTCTCCTCCACGGCCGAGGCAAACATCCCAGCAAACGCCTCGATGTCCAGTTTCTTCTCCATGTCCCCGGCATAGCTGTTGAGCCATGTTTCCCAGTCCGTTGCCGTTATCAGTCCCGCCGTATTCTTCAGCGCGCCGTGCTCGTCAAACCGCTCCGAGATGAGTGCGTTGTATTTTGTTGTCGTTATAATCTCTGAACCCTCCAGCACCTTGCCGTCCTTGTCAAAGTTCAGTGCCGCTATCTTTACCAGCCGCTCGCTCTGCTCGAACAGCGTCTTGTACTTGTACGTCAGTGCCTCTATCTTGTCCGTGCTCAGCACCAGCATATACAGGTAGATGTCGCCGTCAAACGCCAACTTGAAGTCGCCCGTGCCGTTCCACAGCCCGCTGCAGGTGTACTGCACATAGCCGTCCGTCACCGCAATCTGTTCGCTCACCGCTAAGCTGTCGAAGTCCGCAAAACCTGCCTTGTCCACGTTCTCAAAGCCAATCTTCAGCGTGCCGGCCTTTGCGCAGCGATAAAAGAAGCTCAGATACACTGGCAAGGCTTCCTTCTTCCCGTCGCCGTTTGTCGGGAAGGTCGGCACAAAGCGCAGATTCTCGTGCTTCTGGCGAATATACTTGTTGCGTATCCGCACCACCTTGCGTCCCATGTCTGTCACCACGCTCGCACCGTCACCCTTCTTCGATAGTGCTGCGCCGTTGGCCCACACCCATTTGTTGCCGACAAGAAAGAACACCGTCTCATTCTCCGAGTTCCATTTCTCCAGTCCCGATGCAAACGTCGGGTTGTTCAGATAGCCCTTCTCGCTTAGAAAATCATTCCTCACGCTGTCGATCGCGCTCTGCACCTTGCCCTCCGTTATCTCAAACCGAGTCTTCACGTCCTCGCCTGTCTCCAGCACGAAGGTTCCCTTCATATAGGCGTTGTCTGCATACAGTCCGTTGCCCCGTGGTTGGCGGTCTGCCGGAAACTTGTCGTCCTTAATGCCGTCCAGGTTACCGAGCCTTGCACGCAAAGCGTTGTCAAAAGTCTTGCCACTCACACCGTCCATCACATCAACTCTCGGCTGACCGTCCTCGGTGGCCGATATGAGCACCATATTCTGGCGGTCGGAGTTCGCCGTGTTGCCCATCAGCACACACTCATCACCCTCCTTCGGTTCCACGCCCTCGAACTCCTCCTTCACCACCACGATGCCAGTCTCCGTAACATCGGTCACTTCCACCCAGTAGCTCCGCATATCCTTGCCCGTGAACGTCTGGCAGCGCACCAGGTCGTGCTGTACAAACATATTCTCCTGCTCGAAGGTGATAAGATAGTGCTCGCCCGATTCCTCCACGGTCTTGATGCGTCCGTTGGCCGCGCTCACGCATATCTGACCGCCCACGCTCCTCACCTTCTCGATGAGCAGCTCCAACACGGCCATCGTCTGCCTCACCGTCAGTTTATCCACCGTCAGGTAGGTGCGCCCATCCTCACCTTTCCACAGTTGAAACCCTGCGCCCAGCAGTCCGTCCACAAACTGCCCAGCGCTTCTTATGCTGTCCGAGGTCACGGAGTCAAAGGTCACACCATCAGTCTTTCTCACTGGCTGATTCAGATAATCATCAAACTCATGGTAATCCCACTTGTCTGCATTGTCTGCTTCCTTGGCGTGGTCCGCCTCCAGTGCATGTTTCGACTCATCTGCGTTCACAGCATGGTCTGCCTCCTTTGAGTGATCAGCTTCTATCGCATGGTTGCTGTCCTTGGCATGGATAGCCTCCTTCGCCAGTTCTGCGATGTCAGCCTTGGCCGCATGCGCAGCCTCCTTCACTGCCATGCCACCGTAAGCGGTGCCGCTCGTTCTCAGTGCCGACGTACTGCCCTCGTTCTTTGGTTTCTTTATTACCTTGATGTCTATCATTGCTCAATCTCCTTAAGTGTCATTTCTGCATATCCTTCCTCAAGGTTGCGACTGATGCCCTGCACGAAGAAGGTTTTATCCATCATGGGATGGCGATAGTGAGCGAACAAACTCACGATGCCACCATCTGTATCCGTCAACTTCTGCGTCATAACAACCCTTGGTGCATGCCACTCTTTGTAATAGTAGTCCACATACAACTGCTCAGGCTTAGCGCTCACACTCCTCGAATAGTCATATACCGCCAGTAGTCCCTCGCCAGTAAGTGTGTTCAATGGGGTGCTCATCTTCACGCTGTCCGTCACGTCCAACGTCTGGCACTCCGCAGCTGTAAGTGCTGAGTTTATTTTCATTTCGATGTCGTCCTTCACGTTAACAAAACTCTCTTTCGTGTCGCTCATATAAACGAGGTCGTTGTCACCAGTGTTGTTCACCAGTCCGTTGTCGCTGTATATCTTCACTTCAAACTGCTCCACCATGATACTACTCACATGCGCCAGCAGCGGTATCGTCGTACTGTTCCATTTCGTGTGTCTGAACCACGTCTTGTGACGTCTCGTCACCACGTCCCACAAGGCGTTCACCGGTCCCAGGATCATAAACTTAACCCTACCGCTCACCTTATCTGCCTTTTTGATTGGTATCGCTATGCCCTCCGCATCGATGCCGAGTTCATAGTTCACGTTGTTTTGCAAATCGAACTTGGTACCAACTATCTTGTCTCCAATTTTCGGGTCAAAACCTATCGTGAAACACTGCTGGTAGTATTCGTCCTCAGTGGAACACTCCTCCAGCGTCTTGTACTTCCGCCACTCGAAGTCTGTCACCTGTCCTTCTGTGCCTTTTTCCACCACACACTTATCCCCTATTATCAGCATACAAGCCAGAACACCCACCTTTGATATATGGTCGCTGCCGTCTCCAATGGCACTATACTTGAACTCATACAACTGAGGGCCGGTATCCGTGAACGGAACAAAGCCGTGCGCCGTTTCCATATCCCATGCCACTGTCTCATTAGGCAATGCTGCCTTCCACCACTGCTGCGTGTAGTATCGACCGTCACCGTTGTTTCGGCTCGGCACCGTAACACCTGACCATTTACCAATTCCGGTAAATAGATTTCCCCATTTTCCACCATCATAGTTGTATATTGCTTTATAGGTGTCCGTCAATGCCATCACAGGGTTCAGCACCAGTTTTCCGCTCAGCACGATGTAGTTCGTCGTTCCCTCGTCTGTAGGCGAAAAGACACCACCAGTCATGCTGCCGTTATACACGGCCCTCGGTATGCCTGCCTTTAGCGAGTTGGTATTAGGATAGGTGGTTGCCTCCTTGTCGTCACAGTTGCCGTTCACACTCACCACCAGGTAGTTCGTCATTTCCACTTTCGATGTCGGAGAGTTGTCCTTTCCGTCCGTTTTCTTTTCCACCTTACCAAGTGCAATGATGGCAGCACCCTGGTTCTTCGCCAACCAGTTCGGCAGTATATGTTGGTTTCGCCCCTCACTGCAGTATTCCTCCATCAGGTTAGCGCCCCCGCTCTTTGGGAACAGCCACTGACTGTTGTTCATCATCTGCACATACCAATCCGTCACGCAGCCACCACTATAGGAGGTCTCCTGTCCGTGAGTCATAGCGTCAAAGGCATTTAACGCTCTCGAACCCTCACCATCACTGCTGTATTCCGTCATATACTTTTGCTTGTTGCTGTATGGACTTTTCAGAAGATCGTTGTCCAGCGGACTTTCAATCACACTCTCCATACTCTCCACCTTGGCAGTCAGCATAATTTTGTTGTACACCTCGCCTACGCTTATCTTCGTATCCGTGTCTGTCACCAAACCTGTCACGATGTCCGTTGTCTGCCGGGCCGTCGTCACGCTTGCGCCAGTCAGCAAATCTCGCCAGTATATGCGTTCGTCGCCCTTCACGCTCTCCCAGGAGAACAGATAAAACGTGAACCCATCCTGCACGATGTGGAGGCTCAGGTACTTCAGTATCTCCTCCAACACCTCATCCTGCTGCCATACGTCATCCTCCTCATCACCAAGAAAAAGCAACTCGCTCACCGTCAGCTGCCCGAATATCGCATAGCGGTTACCTGCCAAATCATCCACAGCCTTACTTCCATCGTATAGGTAGCGCATGGCATTACCACCCACGATGTCAAGCTCAGCCGTCACTCCGCCCAAAATCTCTTTCAGCATCGCCAAGAATGTGCGTTGTTCCGCCTCCGCCTTTACTACATTATATAGTACACCGAGCGAGCCGACATCACGATATTTAGCATACTGCAATGCCGTGAGCGCATCGATGCAGCTCAACTCTATCTCGTCGAACTCCTCGTTGTAGCCCTGCGAATAGCTCTGCGGTTCGATAAATCCGGCAAAGAGACATTTCCCCTCACGGTAGATATTCACCACAGCGTCACGGCATGAGGCACAAAAGAAGTCCGGCACGAAGTTCCGCGCCAGAAGGCGTACAGTAGCCTGCTGGCAGAGCAAGTGGTCAAACGTATCGTTCACTTGACTCGTCAGGTCCACTGGATCATCAGTAAACGACAGTTCCCCATTCTTCTCTCCAATGACGATTTCCTTTGTGCGGTCACCGCCAGTCAGTACATGCACTTCGATGCGCTCTTCCTTTTGGTTGTAAAAATGTCCGTGCAGATACATACTTTTTATATTTTGATGTTCGTTCCTTTTCTGTTTATTCTCGTCTCGTTGGCAAGCACCGCCACAAGGTCTCTGCCTTTAACCTTCAGCTCGTACACACCGCCACCTCCGCCGCCATTATTACCGATAAGCGACTTCAATTTGTTCAGCGGTGCTATCACCTCTGGGTTGCTTTTCGCTCCAGCATACTCGCCCATCAGCGCCAAGGTCGGGCCATACACAATACCGCCGTTGGCGAATGGTGTCACGGCAACCGAAGCAACAAGCCCTTGCATCATGGCTATAAATCCAGCTGCGATGCCAGCACCAGCAAACGGAATGTAAGCGTGTGCAGCCATAAACTCTGAAGCTGCAAGTTCGCGGTACGCCATTGCCTCAGCCTTTACTGCCGCCATCGTAGCTACCGATGCCGCCACCTCTTCAGGGGCTGCCGCTACTTTTGCCGTAGCAGCAGTGGTCGCTGCCACTCCACTTGCAGCGGTCACAGTGTTGGAGACACCTGTTACGGCGGTCAAGGTCTGAATAATTGAGATGATGCCGTTGATGCCCTCATATATCTGAATGGCAGCATCGACAACGCCAGTAATCGTGGACCATGCGTCACGGTTGCCTTGCAGCGCATCGGTGAGCGAGGTGACACCATTGCCCACACCCTTGACCGTGCTCCACGACTTACCTAACGTGACATTGCTTTTGCGGATGCGCTTCTCGTAATCCTCATAACTGCCGATGAGCTTCTGTATGGAGGCTCGCTGCGACTCGTCCATAGGACTTTTCGTGTCAGCCAACATATCCTGAAGTTCCTTGATGCGTTTCTTTACACCATCGAGCCCAATGGTTTTCAGTTCGAGGGTCAGCGTCTTGCCCTCCATACTGTCGAGCTTCGCCACTTCTTCCTCCATTTCGGGAATGCGCGTGAGTTGCTTCATGGCATCGCGTTTCTTCTCCAGTTCCAACACCGTGCGCTGTATGTCGTCAATCTCCGATGCGCTGGCGTTCTTCTGCTTGGTCTGGTAGTAGCTGATGGCATCATCCAGCGAACGGATGGTGTTCAGTCGGGAGATGTCCTCCGGCTTCTTCAGTTCATCAAGAGTATCGTCCCATTTCTTCTTCAGGTCGTTAAGGGCATTTATCTGCTTCTGTATCTCGATGCGCTCTGTCTCTGTAGCGGTTTTCAACAAGTCTGTATAATACTGCAGCTCTTTTTCAAGCTGGCGGTATGTCTGTATCTTGTCTAAACCTACATCAACATGCGAACTGCGTTCAAACGCCGTTTTAAGGTCATTCAAACGCTGTATTTCAGCATCGATTACTGCAAGTTCATCGGCAGAGGCTTTCTCCCTCAATCCCTGTTGATAAGTGATTTCTGCATCGATGTCCTTCAGGGTTTTCAGTTCGGTGGGACGGCTTGCCGCATCCTGCAACTGCGTTATCGCATCCTGCTGCTTTTGCAAGGCTGCGATTTTCTTTGCATAAAGCGCAATGGTCTTGGTGTCCGTTCCGTTGGCAGTTTCCAGTTTGTTCTGGTAGTACTGGATGTTGTTGCCAAGTTCCTTGTAACTCGTGGCATTGGCGATAAGTTTCTTTCCGCTGTATTTGTCCTGGTTCCCCGATCTTCCACTGCCGTTTCCGCTGTCTGTCGAGGGGGCGTTCTGTTTCTTATTGTTCTTCAAGGCGGTCTGGGCGTTCGCAGTCTTTGCCTTGGTGTTCGCTTGCGTGGCCTTTGTGTTTTTCTCCAAATCTGCCGTCTGCCTTGCTGTGGTCTCGTCCTTTATGCCGAAGAACTTCTTCACCCATTCCCATGCCTTCTTTATCACGGCACTCGCTTTTTCGAATGCCCTGACAAGAAAGTCCCATACGGCTGATGCAATTTTCTTCACCGCTGCCCATACAGCATCACAGATATTGCGAAAGGTCTCACAGTTATTGTACGCCGCTATCAATGCACCCACAAGTGCCGCTATAGCCATCACGACAATACCGATGGGGTTGGCACTGAGCACAAAGTTCAGGGCTATCTGTGCCACCTTCCAAATGTTGGATGCGACAGCCACCACCTTTGCTGCAGCTGCTTGCGCAAGCGTAGCCACCTTCACAGCTTTCAGTCCTGCCACCACAGTCTTGATGCCACCGCTGAGCTGCACCATACTCATGAGGGCGATGCCGCTATTAGCTATCCATTCCACATAAGGTGCGGAAGTACTGGCTATTGAGCCTGCCCAATCCATCATGGCGTGCATCTGGTTAGCGAGCGTCTGACGTAGGCTCTCTCCAGTCGATGCCATATTGTCGAAGGCTGCGTCTATCTCTCCTGCGGAGTTTGCCATCGCTCCAATGTTCTGCGAAAACTTTTCCTTTTGTTCGCCAGTCAGCGAACCGAGTAGTCGCATTGCGTCTGCACTGCCGAACAACTGTCCGTAAATGGTTTGACTCAACTGTCCTGTCTTTGCCGAATACTCCTGTATGCTTGCATCCAAACCGAGCAGGAAGTTCTCTAAACCACCAGCAGCCTGAATACTGGCTGCATTAAAACCGATGCCCATCTCGTTGGCCGCTTTCGTAGCTTCCGCAGATGGCTTGATGAGTGAGTTGAGCACGGCAGCCAACTGAGTGGATACTTCCGCCGTGTCACCAGTCACCCCCGTTGTAGTGGCGAACACTGCCATCAGTTCGTCCATGGAGACACCAAGCTGAGATGCACTACCACTCACACGGGGCAATGCCTGCGCCAACTGCTCAAAGCTGGTCACACCATTCTTGGCCGTCATCTGTATCTTGTCTTGGATGTTTCCTGCTTGATCCCATTCCAGACCATAGTTCTTGATGAGCGTGGAAGTAACGGTCACCGTCTCTCCCAAGTCCGCAATACCACCAACCGCACTACGGCTTGATTTGTTGAGGAACTCTATCCAGTTATCCTCGGGCACGCCATTGGATATAACCTGGTATAAGCCGTTGGCAAGTTCCTCACGCGCAAGCGGTATGTTCTTGCTCAGTTCCGTTATCTGACCAGTCAGTGCTTCAAACTCGTCCCCACTCTTTCCTGCCATGGTGTTGGCACTGCGCATGGCGGTCTCAAAACTGTCGAAAGGCTCGGCAAGTCCGCCCACCATGTCGCTGAGGTCGCGGATCGAGCGGACGGCTGTATCGAACACGAGGCTCTTGTCTGCCATCTCGCGCAGTCTGTTGCCAGTGGCCACAGCGGTATTCCCCACCTCGGAGAGTATGTCGTCAAGACCGTCGGCTTCCACTGTCAGACGTTTCAGAACACCGCCGTCCTCGCTCTTGATGTTTATTCTAAATTCTACTGCTTTTGCCATTGTCTTTTCTTATTTCAGTCCGTAACGTTTCTTGGCTGCCTCAAAGCGTGCATTGAACTCGTCCTTGCTCACCTCCTCACGCTTTTCTTCCTGCTTTTCATCCCAAGGGAACGGTAGAACATCATGCGCTTGAAGATTGCTTTTTGCATAGGGTTGGATGGCAAAGAGCGCCAACACTCTTGTGCGTTCCCACTCGTTGCGCTCCGCATCGCGCTTGGCTTCCGCCCATCGCTCCCATGCCTTGTAAAACTCAAAAGGGGTACATCGTTCAAAGTCTTCTCTGCTCATCCCGATGCACCCCAATGCCATACCCAACAGTTCCTCGACGCTTACTTCTTTTCCGCCTGGTTGGTCGTTTTTTTTTCTTCACCGCCCATATCCTCGTAGAAGGAGTTCGCTGCGTCGGGCTCCATAAGGTCAGCAAAGCTCTGGAAGTCGTAGTCAAACTCCACCTTGTCAGCATTGCACGCACTTTTCACGCAGCAGTAAACAAACAGTACCAGCTCGGAGATATTGGTTTTCTCCAGCTTACTCACGTCCTTACCGCTCTCATTCTTGAAGCGCACCATTGCGCCCATGGTCACACGGCAAGGGAACTCCTTGTCGCCAACCTTGATTTTTGTCTTTTTCATACGCGATGTTGTTATTCAGTCTGCTGAGTGGTGTCTGTGATACCCGTACCCACTTTATCCACCTTGCCGCAGTTCTGAAGCGTGATTGAATACTTGGCATCGTCACCAGCCTGTGCGTCAAGGTCAAGAGAGGTAATCAGATACTTGCCTTTATATCCGCCAGTGGCTTTACCTGTGCGTTTGTCTCCTTCACGCAGATTGTACGCTGCCTCCACTGGCTCACCCTTAAGCATTGCGTCCTTCAACTGGTCATACGATGGCACCTCATCCGTGCCGTCAGTAAGTACAACACCATCGGCGGTAATCTGTTCGGAGAAACTCTTGATGTAAGACTCCTTCCACTTGCCACCAGATGCCTCTTTAGTCACACGCTCACCGGTCTCCGCTGATGTGGACACCTTACAACCGGTGGAAAAGCCGAGGGCATTGGTACCCATGGAAAGGATAAGGTCAGTTCCGTCTAAAACACTTTTTGCCATATCTTTCTTGTTATGATTGTTAATACTGTGCCGGTCGCCACTCCGACAATAAAGGCGATGAGAAGCATCTTCCACGGATTTGAACTGCGTTCTTTTTCCGTTCTGGCTTCATTCTTCTGCTGCTCCAATGCTTTCTTGTAGCTCGCCATCTGGCGCTCATAGTACTCGCACTGGCGTTGCAGACTGTCGCAAGTGGCATACACCACGATGATGCCACCTTTGTTCTGCACGGTTGCGCTGGCTCGTCCGTTCTTGGCTCGGTACTCTGCCTTTTCGGGCAGGTTAGTCAGTTCCGCCAGAGGTATCTCCAGCTTGGCTTCCTCCTGTGGTACTGTCTCCGTCCATGTCTGACGCACCTCGCTCTGGAGGGTGTCCGCGGATACTTGTTTCACGCTTTCCTCCGTGGCCACGCTCGCTTTTCGGCTTGTCGCGCAGCCCGACAAGAACAGGGCAATCATCATGATGCTTGCAACTGTTCGCAGTGTCGATAGCCTTCCGAAGACGCGCCATCTCGCGTTTCGAGGCTTCGAGGTATCTTCTTGTCTCATTGAGTTCTTCCTTCAATGGTTTCACGATGTTCTCTACCAAGATACGGGTGGCATGCTCGGCGTTGTCCATACGCACCGTCTCGGCATCGGCTTCTGCCTTCATCGATTCCGCTTTCGCTTTCCTTATGGTAGCCCGCAGCGTGCATATTGCAACAATGGTAGCCACCAGACCTCCGCCAAGGAGGACGTTCAGGACTTCGCTGATATTCATGCCATCCATATTTTTACTGTTGGTATATTCCTATTGACTTGAGCCACTTGGCAACATCGAAGGCTGGGCAGGCTTTATTCACGCCCGGAAGGTCGCAATGACCTACAATCTTGATCTGAGGAAAACGCTGATGGAAATTCCGCACATAGTCGGTCATCGCCTTCAGCTGCGCAGGGGTGCGCGTGTCCTTGGGATGCTTCATATCCTTGGTGCAGCCACCGGCATACACCACATGACGGCTCACACTGTTGTAGCCCTTGGCACCATTGGTCACTTCCCACGGATCGACCTCCGCATCTTCGTTGTTATCAACAAGGCGTTCCACCTTGCCATCCAAGTGTATCAGGTCGGTATAGCCTACCTGCTTCCAGCCACGACCACCCTTGCTTACTGGGTCAGTGTGCCAGTGGCGTATCTCCTTAGAGGTTACCTCACGGCCTTCCGGCGTGGCTGTGCAGTGCAGGACCAAATACTTCATTCTCGCCATGGTTACGCTTCAGCTTTGTATCCGCTGGTCATCACGACACCTGCGTCTGCCTTCTTGGGCATACAGATGAAACGGTGGCGGAAGTTAATCTTGTTGCGCTGATATTCGGGGTCGTTCTCGGCTGGGCTCCAATACATCTTGGTGGAGCCGGTGGCCTTGAACACGCGGTTTGTATAGAATGCAAACGAGCATTGGAACTCGCCCGTCTCTGCTGCTTTGCCCAAATCCTTCTTCACACCGGCCTGCGTATAAAGCGGATTGCTGGCGTATTCGTAGATGTCGAAACCGTACAAGCGTCCGACTGTTCCATCATTGCGGTTGATGTTGTACTGTTCACGGAAGGTCTGCTCAATCTCCAGAAGGTCGTTGATATGGTCTGAGCAAAGCACGAGTCGGCGACCTGCTGCAGGAACTTTCAAAGCGTCCATCTGCCGCTTCATGCTGAGTAAGTCGGTCTTCGTCATCTTCAAGCGTCCGGTTGCCGCGTCACGCTCTCCTGTAGTTTTCAGCACCGGGGTCTTCGCCGCATTCTGTTTCGCGCAAAGCGCATGAGCCGCCTTGGCGAACTTGGCATCATTGATGGCATTGCCATGGGATTCCTTCACTCTAGACATCTTGTCGTAACTGATGGCATAGAGTTCATCGTCGGTAATCGGAGTCACCTTTGTCTGGAACTTGTCAAGCTGGATACTGATGTCCTTGTCGTCCAATGCCTGCAAGGGAATCGGATAGGTAGTATTGTTGACAAGCACTTCGGGGTCAACACCGACCTCAACCAAGTGGATAACATCGTTATCGACAATGCTTGAAGCATCTGGAATGCCGTCAAGCCAGGTGGCTTCCAAACCACGGCGGAGGTATTTCACCAACTCGCCTGTCCATATCTCCTTGTACACTCCGGCACGCAATGCGCCGGGGGCGACCTCACCGCCCACCATCGTGGCGATGCAATTCATGCCCAAGGCTCCCGCCACAGGCGAAAAGCCAAGGACTGCAGCGAAAATGCTGCCGGTGATGCAGTTGAAAAGCACTGCCATTGTCAGTGCAAGCAATCTGTTCATTTTCATTTTTCTTGTATTATTGGTTTGTACTTAAAGTTCACACTCCATGCCGTACTCCTCCTTGTAGAGTCGCTTATACTCCTCGGGCTGCTCTTTGCGGAGTGTCAGGAGTTCTGCAGACGGCACATCGCTCAGTTTCTTGTATGTGGCAGGCTGCTGGGTTGAAGCTCCACCCTGGTGGCCGATAACGGCACTGAGCTTCATCTGTGGCGACATGGCAGAGATGATGCGCTCCAACTTCTCCTGGCCAATTTCCTTGCCGAGGTTGATGAACTCGTCTTTCTTGTCTGTGGCGATACGCTTCTCGCCGACTGCTTTCTCCACGACGGCAGTGATACTGGCAAGCGTAAGGGTCTCCTTCTCCTTCTGGAGTCTCTCGTTCTCTTGCTTAGCGGCATTCAGCTCGCTGAGCTTGGCGGTGATCTCCGCATCAGTCGCCGTTTCCGGCAAGCCCAACTGCAGGGCATACTGTTTCTGTTCCATTTGTTTTTGATTATTATTGTTCAACATTGGCAAGGGACACTCGCTGTCCTTGCCGAGAGTAATCTTCTTGCCGTCCTTCTGCAGCACGATGGCATCATCATTGGCTCCAATGTCCACCAAGCTAACCTCAAACAGTTTGCTCTTGGTGACGGTAGGACTGGTCTGACCCTGCACAAGCAGTTCGGGGTCCTCACTTGTCTCCAGAATGTCAAGCCCTGCGCTCACCATCTTCAGACTGCCGAACTCATACTGCTTCTTACAGCGTGTGGATAGTTCGGATGCTTCGTCAAACATCAATTCGCCGGTCACTTCACCATCCTCCACCTTCAGGTCTTTCACATAGCCTATCACATTACCACGCTCGTGCATATACAGCAGGACGGGGTTGCGCTGATACTGCTCCACGTTCATGCCAGCTGTCAGCACTCTTGTGCCGTAGCTGTTCAGGCTATCGTTGGTTATTCTTACGCGTTTTCCTTTACTCATATCATTGTCGTTTTCTGGGCTGCATTGCCCGATTCGCAGTGCAATATTACGAGGTAATTGTCTGTCCGCCAAAAAAGTGTGCAATGGTTGCACACTTCTATGAAACCATTGCACACTTTTTTGGAGAGCCACCGAAATCGTGGCACTTTTGCAGAAGGAATCGGGGCGTGGTATGCCCTGATGTGAACAAAAACCTTATCAACATGACAAAGGCAGATATTGAAAAAAAGAAATCACTGGCACGCACGCTCTATCTTTCGGGCATGGAGCAGCAGGAGATTGCGGAGAAGGTGGACGTGTCGCGCGTCACCATATCCAAATGGTGCTCAGCCGAGGGGTGGAAAGAGGCTCGTGCCGCCAAGAACATCACACGCCCTGAACTGGTGAACAAACTGTTGCTCACCATCGACACACTCATTACACAAGTGAATGGTTCTGACGACCCTGCACTCATTGCAGGACTTGGCGACAAGCTGGCTAAACTCTCGTCGGTCATTGAGAAGCTCGACAAGAAGGCTAATGTGGTGGATGCCATCGAGGTGTTCATGGCGTTCTCCAAGTGGCTGGAGTACCGCTCGCAGACAGACCCAGAGGTGACTCCCGAACTGATGCGTGTAATCAACAAGTTCCAGGACATGTACATCACAGAACAGATGGGCATAAAATAGTGGAGGCAGCCTATGGCAACAGCAGCGGAAAAGAAAAAGGCATACGAGGAGTGGAAAGAGCGATGCCGGCAAGTGCAAGCCATTACGGACACGTCACTTCTGAAAAGCGAAACGCCAGTAGAAAGGGACATGCGTATCAAACGCTTGCTCAACAACTACGCAGCGTTCTGCGAGTATTACTTTCCACACTTCCTGCAATTGCGTGACAAAACGACCGGTGAGGTCATACGCACCATTCACAACGCTCCGTTCCACAACGAAGCTGCACGCAAGGTCCGAAACACGCCCGACTTGAAGGCTGTATTCATGTGGCCACGCGGTCACGCCAAATCGACCCACCTTGATGTATTCACGCCGCTCTGGTTGATGTTCCAACCGAAGCGGCTTATCAACTTTATGGTGGTTGTCGGAAAGTCGGAGGACAATGCCGACCGACTGCTTGGAGATATTCAAGCGGAACTGGAATACAACCAGCGTCTCATTGCCGACTTCGGACAGCAGAAGAACGACGGCGGATGGCAGGAGGGCGAGTTCAAGACAAAGAGCGGTGTGAAGTTCCTTGCCTGCGGTCGTGGACAGTCGCCTCGTGGTCTGCGTGACCGTGAATCCCGTCCTGACTACATCGTCATTGATGACCTTGACGACGATCAGCTTTGCAAGAACGACAAACTCGTACACGACCTCACCGACTGGGTGAAGGAGGCTCTCTTTGGTGCGCTTGATGTGGGCCGTGGACGCTTCATTATGGTGGGCAACCTCATCAGCAAGAACTCTGTGCTCTACAATCTCTCACGTACAAAGGGAGTGTTCCTTTCTAAAATCGTAGCGGTTGATCGTAACGGAGAACCGGTATGGAAAGAGAAATGGACCAAAGAGGAGGCGCAGGCTTACCGCGACTTCGTGGGCTATCGTGCCTGGGAGAAGGAGATGATGCACAACCCTATCGTGGATGGTACGATCTTCCGTGCGGATTGGATTCGATACAAGCGTTTGCCAAAGCTCGAAAAGTACGACATGATTGTGTGCTATACCGACCCGTCGTTCAAATCGACAACCTCCAACGACTACAAGGCGAGCCGCGTTTGGGGAAAGATTGGCTCGGAACTGCATCTCATAGACAGTTTCGTGCGCCAGGCGACAGTCAGCGAGATGGTTCGATGGCTATACGACCTCTACGAGCGTACACGCGACACGGTGGCTATTCAGTTCTTCATGGAAGCGAACTTCATGCAGGATGTGATTTTGGACGAGTTTGCCGTGGAAGGGGAGCTGCGTGGCTACCAGCTGCCCATCATGCCCGACAAGCGAAAGAAGCCAGACAAAATCCAGCGTATCGAGGCGGTCAGTCCTCTTTGGGAACGTGGCTTTGTCTGGTACAACGAGCGCAAGAAGGAAGACCCCGATATGCAGGTGGGCATAGAACAGACGTTGGCGTTGGAGCGTGGCAGCCGTGTGCATGACGATGCGCCTGACGCTGATGAAGGCGCTATATGGATACTCCAGCGCAATACAAGACAGGAAAGTTTCAAACCGGTGTTCGGCAAAAGACCGACCGCCAAAAACATTTGGTAACAATGATACAAGTAATAAAGGACATTATCTGGGGATGGCAGTGCAAGCGTGCCATCAAGAAAGCCAACAAGCTCTCAAAGCTGCTTGGCATGAAGTATTATGTGATTTACATGAACGGCTCGCTGAAGGTCGTACCGAAACGCACCATCCGCGAACTGGTTGCCAAGCACCGCTTCCGTAAGGGTGTAAAGGTTGCCGACATCGAGCGTCGTGCAATTTATGTGACGCATTAGGAAGGAGGCTTACTATGTTTATCACGGAAGAGGACTACAGAGTGGTCATAGGCGAAAATGCGCTGAAGGTCGTGTCGCAGGCATCGCAGGAGATACGCGACAATGCGGAACTGGAGGCTTGCGAGGAGATTGCCGGCTACCTCAGACCAAAATACGACACGGAAGCGGTGTTCTCGGCTGAAGGCGAAAACCGCAACCGTTTGGTAGTAATGTATGCCGCCGACATTGCGCTCTATCACATGATTGCCGCTATGCCCCAAAAGATGGGCAGCGAAATACGCAAGGAGCGCTACGAGCGTGCCATAAAGTGGCTGGAAGGCGTGCAAGCCGGAAAGATCATCCCCGACCTGCCGCTCAACACCGACGAGAACGGCACACCGACTGGCGACTTGCTCATATTCGGTTCACAGAAACAATTACGACATAACTGGTAACGCTATGGATATAAAGAACTTTTTCAGCGGTATGTTCGGAGGTGGCAGTCAAAATATACTGCACACGCCAAACGGGGACTTCAACCTTGCGAAGTCGTCAGACCGCAAGCGCATAAAGAAGATGGTCATCGAACTGCAACGCACCACCGATGCGCTTACACGCAGGGACATTGCCGACTGGCGCAACGCCTGGCAGATGGCTATAAATGTGGACAGCCCGAACCGCCAACGTCTCTACGACATATACCGCGATGTGGATATTGACCTTCACCTATCGGGCTGTGTTCGCCAGCGTGTAGGATTCGTCATGGCGAAGTCCTTCAAACTGGTCGATGCAAAAGGTAATGAGAACGAGGAGGCACACCACTATTTCGACCAAGCTTGGTTCAAGCAAATGCTCGAATACGCGCTTGCCGCCAATCTTTGGGGACACTCGCTCATCGAACTTGGCGACCTCACCACCGATGGCGATGGATGTCCTTGCTATACGGATGTGAAGCTCATTCCACGGAAGCATGTCATTCCTGAATACGGCCGTGTGATTCAACAGCTCGGGCAGGACTGGACTACGGGCATAGACTACCACTCAGCCCCATTCTCTGACTGGCTCATAGAAGCTGGACGGCCTGACGATCTCGGACTGTATCTGAAGGCTGCCACGCAGACCATTCCTAAGAAAAACATGTTGGCATTCTGGGATTCCTTCGGCGAGATTTTCGGTATGCCGATGCGTATTGCACGCACCACCTCACGCGACCCCAAGGAAATGGGACGGCTTGAACAGATGCTCAAGGGTGCCGGAGCAAGCCAGTACATGGTAGCAGGGCAAGACACCGAGATTGAATTCGTCGAAAGTGGAAAGGGCGATGCCTTCAACGTCTATGACAAACGCATCGATCGAGCCAACTCGGAACTGTCAAAGCTCATCATCGGGCAGACGATGACCATCGAGGACGGCAGCAGCCTCTCACAATCAGAAACACACCTTGAGGTGTTCGAGAACCTGGTGGAAAGCGACTGCACCATGCTGCGCGACATCGTGAACAACCAGCTTATCCCACGCATGATAAAGCACGGCTTCCCGATAAAGGGACTGCGCTTCAAATGGGATGATGCCGTCGATTACACACCGGAGCAGCAGGTGGCATACGAAACCATGGTTGCCGACCGCTACGAAGTGGACCCATCCTACTTTGCAGAGAAATACAGTATGCCTGTAGGCGAACGACGCAATGCTCAGCCCATGCTACCGACAGGAGGGGATAATAACGATGGTGGAGATGATGGCAACAGCGAGCCACAAGACGACAAGAAAAAACAGCAGCAAAACGCGCACGGCTCTTTTTTCGATTAAGCCCCAGCGATTACCTGGGGCTGCACCAACGCTATGCCGAAATATTAGGCAATGATATTTCTGTTTCTTCGTTATGCCTTAGTAAAAAGGAAGAGGAAATTGATACCATTGCTAAAAAATGGGCAAGTGTCATCAGTAATAAGTATGCAAGAGAAGATGCAGAAGAGGCTGCAAGAATTGTGCTAAGAAGTGGGATTGTAACAGAACTACCAGAGTTGCGGGAGGCGGATTTAGGAGGAAAAAAACGTTATTTTGGACTAACAAGGGCACAATTCCACGCTGCTATATGCGAAGGAGACACAGGTTTTATCAAAGTGAACAAACGGGCTTATAAAACATGGGAAAAGGATTCTGACGATGCAATCCGTGGAGGATGGCATGCACAAAGAAACACAATCCTGCACGAATTGGGGCATTATATCGACTTTTGTAATGATCCCGATTTCTTTCGATCGGTGGAACACGAATGGAGCTTGGATAACGTAGATAAGAAACTTGTCAAAAAGCAACTGTCCGAGTATTCACTTACCAACCGTGCCGAGTTCGAAGCGGAACTGAACTCAGCAATACTAAGTGGAAAGGTTTTCTCTGAGGATATACTTTCGCTCTCACACATGAAACAAACAAAAACATCTATTGCCAAGCAATTACTTGACTACGGCTCTGGAAAGAATGTGTGTCTTCCGAGTGAAGAGGTTAGCAAGGGCTTCAAGGATGCGATGAAAGTTGTATTCAACCAAAAGGGTGGTTCTTTCTCTATTGACATCATGGCAGATAGCAAAGTTCAAAAGCTGATAGAGGCTCATGCTGATGTTCTCAACAGAAATATACAACGAGTGGAAATGTCTGAAACCATGCGCAAGCGACTCACACGCTCCAACTATATCTTCTCGGGCATGAAGACGTTCCACGAACTCAACGAGGCGTTCCCTTCATTGCTCGATTCTAACGGCAACAGAAAGACATTCGAAGCCTTTTTGAATGACGTTCGGAAGATAGATGACACCTACAACTCCAACTACCTCCGTGCGGAGTACAACTTCGTACAGTCGTCTGCGGAGATGGCTGCCAAGTGGGAACAGTTCTCGGAGGACGGAGACCGCTACAACCTCCAGTACCGCACGGCAAACGATGGCAAGGTGCGTCCGGAACACGCTGCGCTAAATGGCGTGACGCTTCCACCGTCAGACCCATTCTGGGAGGAATACTATCCACCCAACGGATGGAACTGTCGTTGCACCGTAGTGCAGGTGCGCAAGTCCAAATATCCTGCCACACCCCACGATGAGGCAATGGCACTGGGCGAGGAAGCGCTGCAACGTGACACAAAGGGTATCTTCCATTTCAATCCAGGAAAGGAAAACAAGGCCGTACCCGACTACAACCCCTACACTATTCGTCGGTGCCGTGACTGCGACATAGCAAAGGGTAAAATCAAGTTGGCGAAGTTCATTCCCGAAAATGAGTTGTGCGCTGCGTGCAAATGTTTACATTCTTGTTACGAGGCAAGTCAATACACCATTGACAATACTTATGGCGAGCGATTAAAAATCAGTGTACAAGCAGATCAAACAGAAGTGGAAAAGAATACACGGGCAGCTCATTCTCTTTTGTCATCATTTCCAAAAATGAATATGCAAATAAGGAAACACGTATATGAAGCAGGAGTGAAAAATCCCGAATATCTTATCAATGATAATATCGCAGATAGAAAAGGTATTGAATCACCCAACGGAGTCGCTTCTGGATTCAATAAAGCCATCAAGCAAGGTTGCTCAGTTGTAGTCCTTGATTTGGATATGCATCCAGATAAATTCAAGCAACTTCCAAGTATCAAGTTAGCATCTGCAATAAACAACCGTCACTTTGATTTCGAGAATGGTATCATAAGCGAGTGCTATATAATATACAATGGCAAGGCTGTTAAAATTACGACTGATTTCTTCTCTGGCGACAAGAGACTAACAAAAGAAAGAATAAGGACTGAATTAGAAAAAATAAAAGGTGACCGAAGTCACCTTTGAAAGTGTGAAAGGAAAGCTTGAAGTTATCGCGCCGTATCTTCGACATTCACACGCCACAAAGGTAATAACAAATTTTCAAAACACAACAAGTTATGAACAAAATTTTCTCATTTCTAAAGAAAAGCAACCGCTACAAGCATCTTGTCGGCGGTTTATTGGTCGGTCTGTGCGCATTGTCGCCATGGGCAGCCATCTATTCTGCCATCATTGCAGCCTCATGTCTCGAACTCAAAGACAAACTTCACGGCTGTCCTTGGGACTGGATTGACTGGGCTTGCACAGTGCTCGGGGGCTTCATTGCAATGTTATTTTGGCTCATTGTGTAATATTCATTCATCTTTTGCACAGAGAATGAGTAACTTTGCAAACTGGTAGAGTTTCCCATAGGCCGTGTGGTCTATCGCGGGTACAACAATGCGAACGCGAATGGCGGTGTCTCGAATGCGAATGCGAATAACGATGCCTCGAATGCGAATGCGAATGTCGGCTCGCGCCTGGAAATCTAACTAATCGGCGTACAACGATGGGGACGTGTCCCTAATGTGGAGCCGAGGGAAACGAGCCACAGCAAAAGCACCGATATAAAGGTGGAAAGCTGAAACATCAAGTGTCGGGCAATAGAGTTTGGTAGGTCGGTAACGATTCGAAGAAGTTTGTCCCGGGGTAAGGAAGGCCCTTATCTTCCATCATAAAAAGAAGACCATGCACAGAGAAGGCTATATCATGCAAGAGATAACGTCCTACGGCAATATGTCGGAGGCGTTTGACCGTGTACTGCGTGGAAAAAAGCGAAAGAGATGCCGTCAAGGACGCTATCTGCTCGCACACCGCGAGGAGGTGATTGCAGAACTGACTGCAAAACTTGCCGACGGTTCCTTTCGACTCGGCAGCTATCATGAACGCATCATCTGTGAGAATGGCAAAGTAAGACACCTGCAGATTATTTCCATGTACGACCGCATCGCAGTGTATGCCGTGATGAACGTGGTGGACCAACATCTGCATAAGCGTTTTATCAGGACGACTGGAGCAAGTATCAAGAAGCGTGGCACACATGATCTCCGCAAGTGCATGCAATTGGACATGGAACGTGACCCCGAAGGCACACGCTACTGCTACGAGTTCGACATCAAGCATTTCTATGACAATACTAAGCCTGAGTTTGTCATGTGGTGCTACCGCAGAGTATTCAAAGACAAAATCCTGCTGTCGCTCCTGGATCATTTTCTTCATCTTCTGCCGGAGGGTATCAGCTTCGGGTTGCGAAGCTCACAGGCTTCTGGCAACCTCTTGTTGTCCGAGTACCTTGACCATTATCTGAAGGACAAATACGGCATCCGCCATTTCTACCGTTATTGCGATGACGGTAGAGTGCTCTGTGGCAACAAGCAAGAAAATTGGCTGGCACACGGCATTGTACATGAGCAAGTCGAAAAAATTGACCTTGAAATCAAGAAGAACGAAAGGGTATTCCCATCAGCGCAAGGAATCGACTTCTTGGGGTATGTGACATTCAACGGATCATACTCACTACTGCGCAAGCGCGTCAAGAAGAAGTATGCAAGGAAACTACACAAAGTCAAGTCAAGAAAGAGACGGCGAGAACTGATTGCGTCATTCTACGGAATGGCCAAGCACGCTTGCTGCCGAAATTTGTTTTATAAATTAACAGGCAAAAAAATGAAATCATTTAAGGATTTGAATGTCGCTTACAAGCCGGAAGACGGCAAGAAGCGATTTGCGGGTGCGGTGGTAAGCATCCGCGAGTTGGTGAACCTGCCCATAGTGGTAAAAGACTTCGAGGTCGGGGTCAAAACCAGCCAGGGCGAAGACCGCTGTGTCGTGTCCATCGAGCAGAACGGCGAGCCGAAGAAGTTCTTCACCAACAGCGAGGAGATGAAAAACATTCTCCAGCAAGTGAGTGAAATGCCAGACGGCTTCCCATTCGAGACCACCATCAAGGCGGAAACCTTCGGCAAAGGTAGAACAAAGTACATTTTCACATGATGAACAGAGTAAACGGAGCACAAGGGGTAAAGCTGCTTGAATGCACCAACCCCGTCAAAGGAAAATGGCGCGTCCGCTGGGACGTGCATAACAACGAGGATGGATCTGCCGACTATATGGAGGCTGAGTTCAACGGAAAGCCATCTGAGGATACCATCAAGACCATGGTGTCGGAATGGTTCAACGACCGCACGAACGAGACCATACTTTCTGGCTTCGTGTGGAACGGCATGAGCGTGTGGCTCTCTAACGAGAACCAGTTCAACTACAAGGTGGCATACGACTTGGCTGTGCAGTCTGACGGCAAGACATTGCCAGTCACGTTCAAGTTCGGAACAGACGATGAGCCATGCTATCACACGTTCAACACCATCGAAGAACTGACGGACTTCTATACCAAAGCCATGCAGCATATCCAGGACACACTGGCTGACGGATGGAAGAGCAAGGATAATTTCAATTTGGAGTTATACCGAGACTAAAAACAATCCCTTCGGGGGAGGGTAATAAAAAAGCCCCCGGCCTGTTAAAATAGTCGTCTCACTTACTTTTTTAACACACGTTACCATCAATAGGCACGACCGGGGGCGTAAACCCTCGCTCGCCTATTGATGGCTTTTTTATGTGTGTGCGCGATGCGCTATGTAAGTGAGACGGTGCAAAAGTACTAAATATTTCTGAGAATGAAACTAATAGAGATACTGAATTTGAACAGGGAATTGCTAATTTACCTCCAAAAGGCAGGAATCAGGCTGGACGATGTGCAATATATCGACCTATTTAAGGAATACCGCACACTTTCCGCACAAGGCGAGAAGGTGTCATATATCGTGGCAAGGCTCGCCACAGAATATGCCATAAGCGAGCGCAAGGTGTACAGCCTTATACGGCGTTTCAAAACTGACTGCAATCTACTTGCAGTGTAACGTTTGCGTATGGTCATTGTCGAGGGGACACGCGTTATTACCTTTGCACCGTTTTCAAATTCAAAACGGTTATGAACAAATACCATCAAATTTTACAGAAGGTACTTACTCATGGCAAGTACCAGACCAACAAGAAGGGAAGCATACGCTATCTTCTCAACGAGCAGTTGGTGCTTTCCCCTGCTGACCTGCTCGACATATTCGAGGGGCACGGCATCGCACGAAAGAAGTTAAAGAACGAGCTGCAGCTCTTCATGCAGGGTGAACGCAATGTGAAGAAGTATCGCGAGGTGGGCATCAACTGGTGGGACTACTGCGGTGCCATTCTCGTAAACTCCTACCCTACCTACTTTGAGAAGCTGCCGCCACTCATCGCCAAAATCAACCGAGAGAAGCGCAACAGCAAGAACTATGTGCTGTTCCTCGGCTCCACCGATGCGGAGACAAACCAGGCACCGTGTCTGTCACTCGTTCAGTTCCAGATTGAGAACGACGAATTAGTGGTGTCGGCTTACCAGCGCAGCTCGGACGCGAACCTCGGCTTGCCAGCCGACATCTACCACCTCTACCTCATGGCCCGGCAGATTGACCTCCCTTTGAAGTCCATCACACTGAACCTTGCGAATGTGCATATCTACGAAAACAACATCGAACACACCAGGCAACTGCTCAACGGAAACGAGAACGTGAAATTTGAACTGAACGTGTAAGGCATGAGAAAACAGTATCTATCGGCACCGCTCCCTTTCGTGGGGCAGAAGCGCATGTTCGCGCGTGAGTTTATCAAGGTTCTAAAACAATATCCGGAGGACACAGTATTCGTGGATTTGTTCGGCGGTTCGGGTCTGCTGTCGCACATCACCAAGTGCCAGAAGCCAAATGCCACAGTCATATACAACGACTTCGACGGCTACCGCAACCGCCTACAGCACATCCCGCAGACCAACCACCTTTTGGCTGACCTGCGCAAAATGGTGGAGACGGAAGGCATACCCAAGCACAGCTGCATCCGTGGTGAACTGCGCGACCGCATATTCGCTCGTTTGGAGCAAGAGGAACGAGAGGTCGGGTACATTGACTTCATCACCATTTCTTCCGGACTGATGTTCTCCATGAAATACAAATTGAGCATCCCCGAAATGAAGAAGGAGGCTCTATACAACAATCTCCGCAAGTCAGACTATCCTACTTGTGAGGACTATCTTGAAGGTATCACAGTAGTATCATGCGACTACAAAGAGGTGTTCGCCCGATACAAAGACATGCCGAATGTTGTGTACCTTGTTGATCCGCCCTATCTATCCACCGACGTTGGCACATATAATATGTACTGGAAACTTTCCGACTACCTCGATGTGCTGACCATTCTTGCCGGACATCACTTTATATATTTCACTTCCAACAAGTCATCCATTATTGAGCTTTGTGAATGGATGGGCAAGAACCCGACCGTGGGCAACCCATTCAAGAACTGCCACAAGGTGGAGTTCAACGCCACAGTGAACTACAGCTCGCACTACACAGACATGATGTTGTTCACCGATGCCGCCTAACGGCGTTATAATTCGATTCTAACGGCATTAAAAAGCCCCGGCGGTAAATTATCCGTCGGGGCTAAATCGTTGCGACATGGGCGGTTTATCGCAATAGGTAACGCACCGCATAACAGTCGATGCTTTCAAGTATCTCTTCGTGGTTGTGATTGGTGTTCGTCTCAACAAGCGCCATACCGTTAAAATCATCACCACTCAATCCGTCAAGGGCTGTATGCACCTGGTGGCAAAGGTCGAAAGCTGCATCATGGCCACCGTCAGCCCAGTCTGTCACAAGGTGAATAGTAACAAGTCCCTTGCCACGCTGACTGCCGCCTTGAAATGGCGACCACTCTATCTTTCCAAACTCCACAAAGACGGCTGGACGCGCCCATCCTTCTTCCTGCTCTACAAACTCCACATTGTGGTTCCACAAATCGATGTGCTGCACTTCAGGCACATCGCTCGCCAGTTTTGCTTTAATGGCGTTGAATAATTCCTTTCTCATTTCAATTTATATTCGTGTTCAAAATACTCTGCAAGGTTCTCCTCGATGATGTCCTTGACCGCTTGCTCCACTTCTGGCGATGCTCCAAGAAATCTGCGGCGCGGTATCTTGATGCTCTTGCCTTCTTTCATCAGAGCCATGTGCTTCCAGAACTCCGCCTCGGTGCTCAGTTGTACGGTGCGCTTGTCGTTGCGTCTCTCACCATTCTTCTTGCGCCCGAATGAGCCTGTCGCCTCATGGTACTTGTGCCAGAAGAATCGCTTCATCCTCGCCGTCACCTTTATCTCGCCTCCATCGTTGTGTATTGCTGCATAAGGCAGTGTCGAGCAGAACGTGATACTGCTGTCTGTGGTTCGGCTGCTGATGCTCTGCCGCAACTTGCCGGTGTCTATCAGTATAGAACCGCCAGGACGTGTGGGGCTGCTTCTGCGTTGCCACGCCTCGTTGAAGAATGCCTGCCGTTCAAAGTTGCGGTCAAACTCATCACTCAACTCCACCCTAACGTCGTTTAGGATATTGCGGATAATTTTCTGTATGTCCTGATTCATCGTCAAAGTCGAATTTTAGAAACGTCTGGGCCTCTTGTGGCACTTCGTTCTTAGGGTCACAAGAGGCATTGAGGAGGTTGTAGAAGGTACGCTCACATATACCATAAACAGGATACACGTACCTTCGCCATATCTCGCGGTTGCTGATTCCGCTTTTGGCATGTTGGTCGTATATCCTATTTATGTCGGTGACACGTTTCTGATAGCTTGCTCCTCGCCTCTTGCTCATAAAATGTTTTAGTGTCTGTCTCTTGGTTTATAGGGACGGATGTCATAGCTCATCTTTGCGCTGACGGTTACTCTGCCCGTTCCCTCACATTGGTCACATGTGCTTTCTTTGCCAGTCTCCTTGTCGTGGAGACGACCTTTGCCGTAACATTTACGGCACAAGGCCACTTTCGGTTTCTTCTCTACTTCCAGTATCATGTCTCTTCGCTTTTAGGATTCTGTCATTCCGAGCGGTATTGACTTCCACATTCCGTTCTCGTTCTTTATCTCAGCCCTGATGAACTGCTTGCTCACCTCCGGCTGGTAGCTTTCCTCGATGATGCGCACGCCTTCAAGGAAACGCTCATCGCCGGTGTCCTGCGCCACCTTGCGGAGTTGCACGATGCGGCTTGCCTTCAGCGTGCCCTTGGCATCGCGTGCCAGCAGGCGAAACACCATGTTCACCAACGCCTGTGTCTTGTCGTCATTGGCAAGGCCGGCGATGTACTCCTTCACGATGGCGATGCCGTCCTCTACGGTGTCACGGTAGCCGTCGGTCACATACACACCGAGCGTAATGCGCTTGTTGCCCTCGGAGTTGGTGAACGTGTGGCTGCGCTGGTCGTCCTTGACCTTGGTCTTGAATAGGTCAGACTTCATCTCCAGTATGGTCTTGAAGTTGTCCATCACCTTTTGCTTGCTGTCCTTGATTTGCTCGCTGATGCCGAGAAGCACGGGGATGGAATGCTCTATTTCCTCGTCCACGAGCTGTTTGTACTCTTCACGCTCGGCCTTGGCTTTCGCCTCTGCCTCTTTCTTGGCTTTCGCCTTTTGAAATGCCCGGTACTCGGCCATCTCCTCCGCCGTCATTTCAACGGTCTGCTTGTTGTCTTCTTTCATTTTCGTAAACTTTTTGTTGATTATTATTTTGATTGTTTATCACTCGTCTTCTTCAGGTTCTGACCAGTCTCCTTCTTCCAGTTCCTTGTCTATCTCGTATTCAATACACTCAAGAAATTCGATGTACTGGTCACCTTGGAGTTCTCTGTATGCGATGCCATGAATATATTCCATCACTCGCTTCACTTTCTCATTCATGCCTCACCTCCATTTCCAATTGGTACCATCATGTATTCCACTTGTGGCTGTGCTGGAGGTGTCGGTTCTTTCTTAGGTTTCAGACCTCCCTTGCACTGGATGGAGCGGAGCTTCACCGATAGCTGCTCCAATTCCTCATTACTTAGTTGGGAGAACACCTTGCCGGCAATACGCTGATCCTGGCAAAATGCGTTGATGCGTGTCCAGTCTGTTGTATCGATGCCGAGCTTCTGCATCAACCTCAAGCACTGGCTTCGATGCTTGCGCTGCTCGTCCTTGGCGGTGCGTATCAATTTGGCTGTAACACCTTCGAGCTTGTCGCACATCATGTCGTACTCCTTACGGGTCATTTCCCTAAGAGAAGTGGTACGTCCATTAGTGAATTGACTCACCACTCCTTCCTTGAACTCATCGCCCAGCTCCTTGGTGGCAAACTTGTAGCTCTTTTTGAGTATGCCATAGAAGCGTGCGAAATTGGTTACTTCCTGGGCCATATCTATTTCAATTTTGACAACCTTATTCTTTCACTTAACACCTTCAAATTACATTCAGGACAACACTCCCCCTCATCTTTCAATGGATGAGGATTGTTTCCATAGCCGATTTGGAGCTTACCGCAAAGGCAGCAGGTGTATTCACGAACATTGTTCTCATGACCTTCAAACATCACTTTAATGCCACACGAACTGGCAACATCCAGTTCCAGTTTTGCTCCCTTGCTCAATTCCCAGCCTTGCAGCATATAGATGCAATCACACTTCAAAAGCTGGGCAATGTCCACTCTCATGTGCTCCATCCAGTGAGCATCCTGCGAAACGCCATTTTCAAATGGGTTCACCGGCTCGTAACCTTTTATGGAGAGATAGCGTGCCGCATGGTCAAAGGTTGCCATACGCTCTTTAAGGTCGTAGTGGGCTATCGCTCCGCTGATATAAACTTTCTTCTTCATCTCAGTTATGTTTAGTTGTTAGACTTGTCATTATAAACCTCCACGGCTTTCTCCTCCCAGATGGTGTAGTATTCGCTCACGTTGCCGGAATACCGCCCCTGGCAGTAGGCTCTGAAGCCTTGCGTCCTCACCTTCACCCCGGCTGCGTATTTCAGCCTGATGGCTGGTTTGCCGATGGGCTTGCCTTTGTCCTCTTGGCTGATGAAGATGAATGTCTTGCGCTTGAAGCGCTCTATCAGTGCCTTGGTCAGCGAATATTCCCACCCTGCCTCGTATGCGTACTGGTAACTGTCCACGATGATGAACTTGGCGCTCTTGGGCTTTGCCAGCCGTTCCTCCAATGCCTTGATGTCACCGTCGGTAATGATGCGGAACGAGCCTTGCACTTCGGTCATCTTGAACTGGGCGAGCCGTCTTTGCATCGACAGCCCCACACCCTCCTCCAAGGACACATACAGCACGCTGCCTATTCCGCAGAGCATCTTTGCAAACTGCATCACGAACGAACTTTTGCCGCTGGCACTGGGTCCGCTGATAAACCATGTGTCGCCCTCTTCCGGCTGACCGAACACGTCTTTCCATTGTCCTTCAAATGGAAGTGCCTTGCACTTGATGTTCGCCACGTCCTTGGGGCTGTATGCTCGCTTTGCCATATCACTTTTCTGTTTCGATAAGTTCTGATACAACAGCGTCCGCTATCTTTACTGCATACTTGGCAATGTGCTCGGCTGTCATTTCCTCACGATCATGGTAAAGAACTGGAGCCACAAATAATGCAGCCTTGGCCAATTCATAGCGACGCTGTTCCCAGTCCACTTCGTTATTCCGTTGGCGACGGTTTATCTGTATAACCGCGTCCATATATTGCATTTCCATCTTTGTCATCATGCCTGCACTCTTTTTAGTTTTTCTATTTCCGTGTAAACTCGTCTCAGTCCACCACCCGACTTGCGCACAAGGGTAGCAATATCCGCACCTTCTGGGGCGTTCACCTTTGCCACCACGCTCGCCTGGTCTTTCAGGAACTTCTCACGCTCCTTGCAGTCGTCGGGCGTTACCTTCGAGTAGCGGTCACCGTATCGGCTGAGCATCTCTGTATAGCCCACTTTCTTGCACTCAATGGAGCGATTGATTTTGGCTTTCAGTCCGTCCGCACCCATCATATACCAGGCGCAGCATCTTTCTGTAGCGTTCCACAAGGCTTTGAGTTCCAGAAATGCCTCATACTGCAAGTCGCCAGCCTCGTCCAAAATGATGAGTGGTGTGTCGATTGAGCGCAAGTAATAGACCAAATCCTCGTACACGTCACTGTATCTTCCGTTGCTGCCCACGCCAAACTCAGTGGCTATCTTGCGCACCAGCTTCAGTTTGGTCTTCACCTGCGAGCAATCTACATAGATGGCGTTGCGGTGACACTGCACATAATAGCGTGCCGTGAATGTCTTGCCGATGTTGGGTATATCACATAGTATCGCACTCAGTCCGCTCTGTTGGCTGAACTCCAGCTGCTTGGTGATATAGTCGAAGGTGGCGGTGCGTGCTGGTTTCCATTCAATGCCTCCTCTGAGGTTCACACCCAGTCTTCGGGCGATGGTTATCCAGTTGGCTTCGCTCAATGCCTTGTCGGTCTGACCATTCTTGATGGCGCTATATACCGAGGTGCTGATGCCCAATGAAGCAGCGTGCTTGGCATCGCTCGGATAGTTCGTGCGGTTGGTGGCTATGGCCTCCAATATCCGCTTCTTGTTCTCATTCGTTATCATGTCTCACGTTATTTTAATATTGTTCTAATTCTGTTCTACAAATCTGCCAACGGGTCAGAAATGTGGTAGGTCACTTCCATTTCCTGCTCGCTTTCCATCGGTGGAAGTTCAAGTGGTGGCGGTGGTGCAGCCTCTTCTGAGTGTTCCGGCTTGGATATGCCCACACTTGCTATGGCGTTCTTCTTCACGTATGCGTTGAATGCAGCTATCTTCTTCTGCTGGTTCACGAATATCTCTTTGTCCTCGTCAGTCTGCTCTGCATCGGCAGCGTTAAACGTGCCCACGTCCTCGAGCTTGTCGATAAGCCGGTCGTTCTGGAAGATATAAACGTCGGTCGCGTTGCCGTCCTCATCGGTCAGATAGTAGGCATCCACCTTGTAGTTGTTCGGATCGAGACGTTCCATCACTTCAGTTTTGCTCAACCACCAGTCTTTATATGCCACTCTGCAGTAGCTGTTTCTGCGTATGGAGGTCTCAGTGTGCTCGCCGATGAAGCGTGCCCACACCGATTTGTCCATGGGCTGAAGCGTTGGGTTCATATTGGCTTCAAGCACTTGCCAGCGTGTCATGCCGGGGTATTTCTTCTGATTCGGGTGGAGGGTATTGTTGAACTCCTTGATGTCGCGGATGTCATCAGCAATCAGTTCTTCCCATGTGTAGTACTGTTTGTCCTCGTAGGTGTCATTCTTCTCGTCAAACACTTTCTTGGCCTCCGTGCGGTAGTGTCTGTCCTTGGCATAGAAGCGTCCGATGCCGAGGTGGTTTCTATGCTCCACACGGCGTTTCTTAGCACCGTTCATCGGCTCAGCGTATTTCTCTTGAGAGTTCATCGGGGCGCAGAAGCGCACAAATGGGAACAATACTCCTGCCTTCAGGAAACTCTCTTTCCACTGACTCATCAAGTGGTTCTCCACCTCAACCTGTGCCGGGCAACCCCAGCCCTTGCTTTCTATCAGTCGGAACATCGAGCGGAAGCAGTCGGCAACCAAGTCCACGTTCTTGTTGCGGTTGTAGGCGTAGCCCACCACGCACTGGCTTGTGACATCATAGGCGTAGTATGCCTTCGGCCTTGCCTTGGTATCCTTCAGTTTGCGTGGGAGGTCGCGGTCATCGAATGAAATCTTTGAGAACGAGAACTCAGGCGCATGGCGGTGAACGTGTGGCATCTGCTCGTGCATGAATGTGGTGTAAGAGTCAAGCGAGTGTTCAATAAACAGTCGGTTCTTGGGCTTGTTAAGATAGTTGGTGATGGTGCTTTCGCTCAGCGACTTCGGGTCACCGTTCTTGTCGGTCCACTCGCTTGCGTCGAAAAGCTCACCGGTCTCTGGGTCATACACGTCCAGCTCACCGCACACAAACGAGTTGTACAATTCCCAAACATTGGTATTGAACGGCTTGTTGGGTAACACGGCTATCGACAGAATCAAACGCTCGGTACGGTAATCCACCTTACGGCTTGTCTGGTTACCGAACTTTCGGCTGATGAGACACTGGTATCCGTCACGCTGATACTCGTTCACCTTCTTGCGGAAGCGCAACATACTTGCCGGCAATGTGTGCCCGGTCTTCATACGGTAGCCCTCCACAGCTTGCGACATCATGCTCCAGTCATACTTCTGGCCCATCGTCTTCTGTATCGCCTTGGCGTTGTTGTAGAGTTTGATACAAGCATTCAGCACGCTGGCGTTGGTCACATACTCCTTCACATGAGCATCGGTAGCGTGGTCGTGTCCGCACTGGTTGCGCCAGTCGTTGAAATATGCGACAGCTGCCTGGTCCACCTCGTAGTTTGCATCAAGCCAGGCAAGCAGCACCTCAAGCGACGGGTCCGGATAAATCTCCTTGAGTTTGTCTTGATAAGCATCGGGCAGACTGCTAACCGCGATGAGCGCATAGCCGCCTCTTCCACCACGACGCACAATATCTATGCGACCGCGTGCAGAGAGCTGCTTGTAGTTGGGTACGGTCATCACACCGCCATCCACAAGTTCCCGCATCGAGATGCAAAGTCTGTTATCGTGGTACTCCATAATTCTGCCTCCCTTATCTTAATTCACTTGCAAACTTTTGGATATTCTCAATATCCGAGAACATAACCTGCTCATAATGCTTAACTTTCACACCTTTGAAGAAGACATCTCCGCTATTGTCATTACGGCAAAATTCCAACATTGCCCCATTTGGCAAATATTGTCGCATATAGCCATCATAGTCATGGAATGTTTCCATCGCTGGCAACTCGTTCATCAATATGCCGAAATTTTCAAAGGCTGCCTTGCGTATCTTGTTGGCAAGTGTGCTTTCACTCTCAAAAGTCAGAGCCTTCCATACCATTACAGAGGAAACACCGAAGATTTTCATTAGGTGCTCACGAACCTCTTTTGTTACATGAATGTACTTTTTCATATCTCACTTTTTTAATTATTAACATATTGGTGGAGCTTGGGGAGTCGAACCCCACATGGCTATCCAGCGCACGGCAAACCTGCCACTCCTGCGGTCTTTCCCGCGGTCATCCGAGGCCAACCCTGCCGACTATCCAGTGCGGTGGCTGACTATCCAGTGCAGCACCCAGGGTCTCCGTGTTATCCTGCAATCATTTTACCTCGTTTATCTTCGGTCTAACGCTACATCCGTAGCAGGACATCAGCCGTCTTATCAATCTCGCCACATAACATTCTGGTGCTGTAAATACGATGCCGTCCTCTTCTGTATAGCTGAAACTAACACCATCCATTATCAGAATCATTGCCACCTTGTGCTTCACGCTCTGCGTCTGCCACTCCTTTAATTCGTTGTCGTTCATATTCTTTAATTCTTAATTTTCGTTATTCTCGGCCTTTTTTCGTATCTTTGGCCGCTTGTTAAATTATTAACACGGTGCAAAGATACAGAATTTCTGTAATCCGCCAAAATAAAATTCAGAAAATATGGAGTTATTTCAGAGAATATTAACAAAAGACGAGATAAACCACCGATTCATCTTGGCCACTACCGCCATATTAGCCAAGCAGTTGATACCAAACAAGACTGCATTAGCGGAGTCCCTAAACATCAAACCCGCCAAGTTTTCAGAAATTCTGAATGGAAGGATGAAAGCAGGGACGGATATGATTGCTACTATGTGCGATTTATACAATGTCTCTCCGGACTGGTTACTTATGAGTCGTGGAGACAACATCTTCCGTGCATCATCTATAAAGCCCAAAATCTGGATTGACGACGAAGACCTAAAAAGTAAATTACCAGACACTCAGGAGGAAACAGAAGAAAAGCCACTTGTACAAGATAAAACTTTTACACCACTCCTTGAACTCATAAAAGACAAAGACACCACCATTCGCGAACAGGCAGAAGAAATAGGACGGTTAAAAGAACAAATACGACAAATGACTATTGAAAAAGAAAAGCATGTATCGGATGCCGACACTTCAAATATTGCAAGTGCCGGGTAAACCCATTTCACTTTATAATAGGCGGCAAGCCGTAACACCAAACGTATGCCCCTCCACCCCATTATAACCCCGTTTGGAGGGGTGTACCCCCTCTTTCGAGGCTTCTTCCATGTAAGAATCCCCATAAATACAAGGTTTTAGCCCGATTCACGCCCATTTCACCAATATTACAAATGGGTAGTTTCCCCCACCCTATCCCTTAAAACCATCCTTTTCCCTCCCCCTCTATCCTACCCCCGAAAACCCCGAATGTGTAACCCCTAATTTCCGAAAATGTAACCCCAATCTGTAACCCCAATAGTAACCCCATTCCCATTTTTTGCCATTTTCGGACATAAAAAAAAGGAGGTCAAACGACCTCCTTTCACACGACCGCCCAAACGGCCTTTTATTTGCGTTCTAACGCCATAAAAACACCAGCCTAATCATCTGCCCCACGAGAGCATGAAATGAGCGTAGATTGCTTGATTATAGCGCGTTTCGTGCATAATGTACCATTGCCAGACAGCCCTGCATGAAGCAAATAATTCTTCGTTGCGCCGATCTGTTCAGCCGTCAAAACCGTATAAACCGCGGAAATGCTGCTAAAGTACCAGTCTTTCCGCCTCGTTCCATCTATATTGTGCAGCAGATGCACATGTATTACCTTTGCCATATTCACTCGTTTTGTTTCTGCAAATATACCAAATAATCATTATATGGAATAATTTCGCAATATAAAATTTCAGAAACACAATAAAAAAAGTGGCCTCAGCCACCATTCTACCCCACCCCACCCCAACACCAACCACCAACAGAAACGCAATATAAACCACCCGTAAGCCCCATGTAAACCACAGGAGCCTCAACAAGCCCCAAAAGTAAACCAAATGTAAGCCTATGTAAACGCTTCGTTTTACGCCGTCATTTCAGCCACACACGCCTAACTCATTGAAACACAAACCTCTCACCCATTTTTCAGCCGACCGACTCATTTACGCTTCGTTCTGTGCCCCATATAAGTAGTAGGTAGGATGCTTAATAAACTTTTCTTTATAACCAGAATCATTAATGTAATATGGTTCTAATGGAAGCTGTGCTACTGCATCACTAATAACATCTACACACCTGTAGACTGTAGATAATAACATAGCCTTATTAGTAGTATAGCTACCATTCATATTATACATCAATGAATCACAGAATAACCCTCTGGTTTCCTGCTCTGGTTCTTTCTTTTTAAACCAATTAGTAAAAATTCCCATTAAATAGTCAGTATTTCATTTGTGTAATGTGGTGTTCTCAGATACATACCTAAAGCCTGTATCATTGCTATAGTTCCATCTATCTTCTTCTTATCTACTGCCTTATTCGGTTTAACATTACCATTATAATCAGACTTCAAAGTAACATTTCTAAAGCAGTACCTATTTATTTCATTGTTATCAATAACTGCCTTACCAGATAGTATTAGCCTTTCCAGTTCTCTAGTAGGCATATTAAAGTTACCTAGTGTTTGTGGATATTCTTCTAATGGTAATCCCTGCTCTGTAGAATCTATAGCCCATTGTGTAGCATTATACTTGTCATATCCTACAGACTGGATATTAACTACATCAGCATATCTAAGCATATCAGTAGTTATATAGTCATAATCGGTAACATTACCACTGGTAACAGTAAGATACCCCTGATGCTTCCAGTATTTGTAAAGTTCCTTATCTGCCTTATCCTTTAATGCCGATTCTGGAAGATAGTAATGTGTTTTGAAGTGGTAAGTACCATCCTGTACTACTAAGTAAGCTACAGCAGTCAAATCCGAAGTAGCAGCTAAATCCACACCTACATAGCAATCCATACCAGCAAACTTATTAAGGTCTACTTCCTGACTGCACTTAATAATATAGTCCTCTGGTAGCCACACATTAGAACTGTCACACCATAAATTCAAAGTCTTAGTTTTAACTCCGACTTCATCAGCAGGGTTATTTATTGCCTGTTGTACCTGTCCTCTAATGTATTTGGAAGTTACTGTAATATCCAAGTTTGGTGCACATTTAATCCAGTTCTTTTCATTTCTCCAATCATCATCAGCATCTAAAGAATAGATAGCTATAAACATTTCATCATCTACCTTTAAGCCATTAAGCACTTCTATAGCTACGGTTCTTAATTGGTAACAGGGTAAAGTTTTATCGAAGCCAGCAGTAGTAATAGTACAAAGATGTGGGTTCATCCTCATCCCCATACTGGACTTAATAACATCACGTACTTTACTATTCTTAGCAGCGTGATATTCATCCAATAAACCAAAGCTGGCATTAAATCCATCCAGCTTACTATCATCAGCAGCCAATACTTTCAACTTGGAATTAGTAAGGTTAAACAGAATATCAGCTCTATAGGCTGTAAGATACTTGCCTTTAGAATCCAGTCCCTTACTAAACTTGCTACACATATCAAAGGCTATCTTAGCCTGCTCTTTACTATTAGCAGCCAGTAATACTTCTGCACCATCTTCACCATCAGCTATTAAATAATACAAGCATAAAGCAGCAGCTAAAGCTGTCTTACCCTGCTTTCTACTTACTTCTATATAACTGCTAGTATATCTTCTGGTAGTAGTTCCCTTCCAGTAGAATCCAACTATATTAGCTATTATAAACTGCTGCCATCCTTCTAAGGTGAATGGTTTACCAGAATGTCTACCTGTATAATGCTTCAATGTGCTAATGAACAGAATGGCTCTATCTACCTTGTCCTCTTTAAATTCCAAATCATCCCTTTGCAGGTCATTCTGGAATCTCTTACAAGCCAGCTTAATAGTTTCACCAGCTATTATTTCACCATTAAGAACCCTACTACAATATTCATAGTAAAGTTTGGTATTCATTTTATACCTCTATATTTCTTAAAATGTGGGCTATAACATCTACAGTCCATCCATCACCTAAAACATCTGCTGCTTCATTATCAGTAAGTATATCACAATATCCTTTAGGCATAGTTTGTAATCTCTCCCTCTCTGCTTTATTCAGATACCTTACATCATTGAAGATAGGTGAGCTGCATACAATATCACTAGCTGCCATCCCTCTAAAGTGTTCATCATAGTAATCTTTACACTGCTGATAGTGCTTCTCATCCTTAAAGATAAGAGTAGTGAAGCCTTTAGCATAGAATCTATGAAACATCTTTATAGGTGTTTTTAATGGTCTGCTATCAGATACAAGCAAACACCTAGCTTTATCTTTAGGAGAATAGCCACTATCTAAAACATCATTCAGATTTATCCCTTTATCATCTGGAGCCACTATATTAGGAATATTAGTCCAGTATAATCTAGGTCTATTTTGTGCAGAAAGTAATTTACTATTTATAGCTATTGGTTCAACTCCTAGAAGCTCATTTATCTTAGCTTCATCCGCTTTCTTCATTTTTACATTCTCCAATAAGAAATACTTTGGTTTTAATTCTCTAAGTAATCTTAGGTAATGATAGAACAAAGAACTCTTTTCTCCCTCTAAACCATTTCTTGTTAAATTTGCACAACTAAAATCCTGACAAGGACTACCACCTATAAGTAAATCAATTTTAGGCAATTCTTTAGCTTCAATCTTTGTTACATCTCCTAATTGAATAGTATTGGGGTAATGCGCTTGTGTTACTTTAATAGCTATTGGTTTAATCTCGCTTGCATAGTAATTATCTACTTTAATTCCTGCTCTTTCTAAAGCTATCTGTCCGCAACTTATACCATCAAACAAACTTAGCACATTCATTACCTAGTTTCCTTTCCTTCCTTTATAAACTGTTCAAATGGGTTATACCCGTCTTGTTCTATTTTAGGCAATTTAGTTCTAGCCTTAGCTGTTAGTCCGAACTCCAGCATAACTTTCATAGCCTGTGTTTGAGCATCTTTAGCAATCTTAATAGCTGGGTGCGGTGCAATGTTACCCCTATCACTGGTAACAGTCAAACCTTCATCTTCTAACTGTTTGGATGCCTTAATGAACATACTGTAGTTTCTAGCCAGCATTGTTAAAGCTGCACTATCCACATTCTCTAACATACCAGTACTATCCAGCTGTTCCAGTACATTCTGCATATATACCTTAGCATCCTTTTCAATGTCCTTTGGAATAGTGTAATTTATCATATTATAGTCTATTTAATTTTTATAATTTATAAAGCTACACAATGGCTCTAATTGACTTATAATCACTATAATACAATTATTAAAGAATGTGAATTATTTATTTGGAAATCTGTTAAGATGTTAGTAAATTTGTAATACAATTAAAGGCTAAACTATGGAAAGAAGAAGTAATTACCCAATAGAAATTAAAGCTAAAATAGACCTAAATATCGACCTGTTACTAACGGAACTACAACAATTACTAGGCAAAGACAGGTCTAAACTACTAAGATTGATAATAGCAGATTTCTTTAATAGAAATATTGATATTATAGATGAACATACTAACCATAAATCAGATAAAGCACCACTAATAGAAGCCATACTAAAGGACTTCTTCAATTATAACAGGGAAACCATTAACCAGTATATTAAATTCAAGAATGATAAGACCACCTAAATCAGTCCTACTACAATATGTTTATGATTACGGACTAGACAAAGCAGCAGCATTATTTCACATTGATACAGAAACAGCAGATAAGATAATTAACTGGAAGCCACAATATGACCAGTACAGCTACAATACAGTAATAGATAAGCCACTTCATAGAAATGCTTCTAAGATAGCTGATATAATAGCCAAGCATTACCCGAATTAGTAAAGCAATACACTATATACTATAAAGACAATATCTATATGTCCCAGACTGTAGAAGATTTCCTACAGAAAGCAGTAATAAGATGTATGGAAGTAGGACTGGAAGATGTAACAGAAGAATCTGTATTAGAACTACTAAGAGTGCAATTCAATACTATAAGATGCTATGCTAAGAAGTCCAGCTATACAATGAATAGTAAATTAGCACCATTGGAAGTACAGAATGAAGAAGGTGAATACATAATACCAGCAGAACTATATGCCATACCTAAAGAAACCGAATAAGCAGCCTTCCAGAACATTTAACAGGGAAGAAAGACAGAAGATATACCAATCTAGCAAATGGAAGGAATTAAGACTAGCTAAGCTAATGCAGCAGCCATTATGTGAACTCTGTTTAGCCAAAGGCATCATTAAGCCAGCAGAAGATATTCACCATATAGATTCCTTTATGAATTATACTGGCACTAAAAGACTAGCCAAAGCATTTGACTTTAATAACCTTATGTCTATCTGTAAAGAGTGCCACGCAAAAGAACATTCTAAGTAATGGTAAAGTATAAGCAGAATTAGATTAATATGCCTAATTCTGCTCATATTTTTTTATTAATCCAGTTTGAAGCAACAGCCACAATTTTCACAAACATAGTTAGAACCATCCCAATAAGCATCATTGTCACATTCTGGACAAGTTTCTATCATTGGAATATCATCAGTAAATTCTTCTTCTTCCTCTTCATAAGGACATACCTTAAAATCGTTACAATCTCTATGGTCTGATATTTTCATATAAAGATTATAATTATTCTTACCACAACGTCTGTTTAAGACATTGTAAAAGCAATCGTTACAAGGACTATATTCAATCATAATATATAATGTTTTAAATTAACACTCAAAGGTACATATTCTTAGCCGATTCTAATCTTAAAAAAATTGTTTTACATAAAATGATTTATGATTATTTAACTATGAGAGTTAAACTAAATATCCCAACATTACAAGCATTAACCAATAATGAAGCATTTACTTACTTCTGCACATTAGTAGCCATTAGTAAGAATCCAGATAGTACTATTAAAGATATAGTAAGAATAACAGGTGTTAGTGAAACTACCATCTTTAACCATCTAAAAAAGTTTGAAGAAGTAGCCAACCTAACAATAGATAGAACTGGATGCAGTAATAAGTATAGCTATACAGAACCTACCAAGTTCTTTGTAACCATAGATAGCAGCCTGTTAGATACAGATGTAGATAGATTAGTAATCGGCTTCTTAATCCGATTCAAATGCTGGTCTAGAATAGCATCCAATATTGTAGACCTATCTCTAAATAGAATAGTTCACGAAATAGGAGTACAACATAATACAGTATATTCAGCTTTAGAAGCTGGTCTAGTGAAAAGAAGTGATAAGAAACTTTACTTTAAGTTCATTCATCCATCACTTTGCATACTGTAATACAAGAATATAACTGTTATAACATCCTCAATATAAATTTTAAAATTTGTTATAATTAATTTGTTTATGTCAAAATATTTCACTATCTTTGTATTACAATAAATGAAGGAAACTATCATACTGAAACATAGATTTTAATTCGATTATCTAAGTGGACTGGCTAGCTGATTAGCCAGTTCTTCCACTTAATTCACATCTAAGAATCACAAAGTTATTACCATAAGTACCTTTTGAGCATATTTTAGGTACTGATTGTTAATTATTCATCATAATTTTTGAGTTTGGGTTAGTTAAGCGTAGAATAGTAAGCGTAGTGATACGCTTATTATTTTATTTCAAGTGTGACAAATTTTGGTAGCGAAACCTCAATCTTCTATAGAAAGAATACCCAAAAATGTCACACCCATAATTCAAACTCCAGATGCTTCTAAACTCCAGATTTTAAACCGACTAACTAAACAAACAATTTACAATTATGACAAACATTATTATTACTAAAGAGTACAAGTATTTAGGTGAATATCCATTATTCAAAGAGAATGGTTTACCAGTAGGATATTTAATAGATAAAGGTAAAGTAGGCTGTGGCGGAACATCTATAGCTTTAGAAGATGGTAAAGATACTATTATATGTGTTCCCTTTGTATCACTAATTAAGAATAAGATGCAGAAATATAATACAGATGGTAAGGTTAATGTACTAGGTGTTTATGAAGGTGTTACCACATACGAAATTAGAGAGTATTTGAATACTAAGAAAGGTGCTAAAAAGATTATGTGTACTTATGATAGTTTAGCTAAAGTTGCTGGTATTACTGGTTATAACTACTTCTTACTAATAGATGAACTACACCTGTTGTTTATCCAGTATGTCTTTAGAAACAAGGCTGTAAGGACTGTATTAGACGAATATAAGAAATTCAAAGAATGGTCATTCTTAACAGCTACCCCTATTGAATATGATTTAATGCTGGAAGAACTAAAGGATATTCCGACCTTTAAAATAGACTGGGAAGATAAGACCGAAGTAAAGGTAAATGCAGTACAATGTAAGTATGTAGGTGCTACAGTAAAGAAAGTTATCAATGACTTCTTAGAAGGTAAAGTATTCGGTAATGCTCACTTCTTTGTAAACTCGGTGGAATTTATTGCTACTATGATTAAGAACTGTAACCTTACTAATGAGAATACCAGAATCATCTTTAGCAAGAATAATGAAAGCTATAAGCATACTTGTCAAGGTGTTACTAATGGTGAAACTACTGACCCTGTAAAGAAGATAAACTTTTATACTTCCACCTGCTTTGAAGGCTGTGATTTATTTGATACAGAAGGTAAAATTTATATCATCTCTGAAAGCACCAAGGCACAAACCTTAATGGATATTAGTACACAGGTAAGACAGATAGCAGGTAGAATTAGAAATACCCAGTATGCAGATACTATTACACATCTTTATAAAGCTACCAGATACAATACAGACCTTACTTATGAAGAATATAAGCAGGTAGTTCTGGAAGAAGAACAGAAAGCTAAATCATATATTACTAAGGTTAATAATGATAAGGAAATTAAGGAAGGGACTAAAGAAAGCATCTATCATTACATTTGGAAAGATGAAAATACTGGTGAATTTGTATTTGACCCTAATAGGATGAAACTGGATATTTATAACTTCAAGGTACTTAACCATACATACAGTTTACAAGTTAATTTAAGCACTGAATATAATAAGGCTGGTATGGCTGTAGGATGCAGTACAGATAAGACTTCTGATAAGCTATTAAAGAATGATTCAGCCAGAACTACCTTTAAGGATGCCATAGAAGAATATGATTCTATAATGCAAAGAAAGGAAGGTATGGTATTCAGTCTTACAGATGGTGACAGATTAGCCTTATTAAAGAAGAAATATAGCTATATCAAAGATGCTTATGAACTACTAGGTATGGAACAGATTAGGGAACTTAAATATCATACTTCACATATTCAAAGACTTCTTATTAGTATCTCTGAAAAGATGGATAATAATGCTAAGGTAGCTAAGTTACTGCTTACTATTCCTGCATTTAGAATCGGTGAATTTATTCCTTCTGCTGATATTAAAGATTGCTTGAATAGTATTTATGGCACGCTAGGAATCAAAGGAAAAGCTAGCATTAAAGACTTTGAAGATTATGCTAAGTTTAAGGAAGCTAGGAAAAGAATAGATGGTAAGCAGGTAAGAGGTTATATTATTCAGTACATTAAAATTAAGTAAGCTATGGTTATTGACTTTACACCCAGTACAAAGGAATCAGAAGAAGCTAGAATATTAAAGCTAAAGGAAGATGCAGTAGAAGCTGGTATTAAAGCTAAGGAAATTTTAAACAGCATAGGAATTAAATATATCATCCGACTTTATAAAGAAGGTGGTTGTATTAAGTTTTACAAAGGTTCTAAATGTATAATGATGGCAGGTTTACTAGCTGGCACTAATGAACTAACAGCTAATTTCTCTCTTTATTATAATGCTACTAAACTTAAAGACAGGAAAAGATTTAAAACTGTAGAAGAAAATGATTTCCTTACAGATATACTACTAAACCTTTATTCTCAACTACAATAATCAAACCTAAGACAGTGTTTAGATGAATTATTAAAATTATTGTAATTTAGCTTTGATATGTAAAATATTATTATTATATTTGCAATATGATAAAGAGTTAAATGGGAATGACTTTATCATTCTGGTTAGTGAGTAATTTAGTTCTATTTTACTACTAATCAAAGTAATAATACTACAGATACTTCTACTACAAAGATTATCCTATCACATAGATTATTTATTTTATAACTAACTTCGTTATTCATTCAGTAAGGTAGTCTGTGAAGATAGCCTTACTTTACTTTGATTATTAACTACTTAAACTATATATACTATGTTTACAACCTATGTATTACTAACATTCTTAGCAGTTCTAATGTATTTCCTTATTAGGACTGTAGTAAATGAGATTAAACAACATATCACAGAAGAAACAGATAGGGTTATTAAGGCTATTAAAGATAAGAACTATGTGGGTAGATGAAGAAGGAAATGCAGTTATATCAGAATCAGATGAAGCATTAAATATACTAAGTGAATGAAACGTATGTCAGAACAAACTATTAACGCAATTATTAACTACTTAGTCCAGCAACCTTATAAAGATGTAGCTGGGCTGTTACAGATGATACAGCAGGATTTACAAACTAAAGAAGAACCTGCTAAGGAAGAATAACCCATTAGCCTGTAAATGATATATGGTTAATGTGAATGGCTAATGATTTATGTATAATGGAATACAGGCTAGTACAAACTACTAGCTTAAATGGATAAATTTGATGAATTAGAACTAAATGGAAGGAAACTACTAGAATCATTTTTAATACAAGTGGGTGCTACTAATCTGCATCCTACAGAAGATAAATATGCACCAGTGGACTACTATTTTACTTATAATGATAAGAAGGTAGTAGCCGAAATAAAGGTAAGAGATATTAAGTATGAAGGCTATGATACTCATTTAATGGAAGTATCTAAATATAAGTCCTTAGTGAAGGATAAGAAAGATAGCCAGTCAGATACAGCATACTACATTAACTTCTTTACAGATAGGACTAAAGTTAATGCCTATTGGTATAGTACTAATACTGTTAGGAACTTTGGTACTATAGATTATAAATACTGTCCGACTACTACAGCAGCCGATAACGGTAACTACTATAAGAAGGTTATTATGATTCCTTCTAATAAGGCTCAAAAATTTACCTTAGTAAATGGTAGGTGGTCTAAGATGAATTAACTATATTTGCTCAAACTTTAAATTTATTGATTATGAAGAAATTATTACTGTTGTTATTTGTTATATTCAGCATTTCTACTAGCTATGCCCAGATTGCTACTACAGTTACCAATAATGGTTATTGTAGGAATGAAGCCACTGGGGAACGTCTTAAAGTAAAAAAAGGAACTCAGTTATTAATTGTAAGTGATTGTGTAAACGGTGTTTACAAAGCTATCTACAAAGATGAACCAATCTTTATTAGTTCCAATCTTATCCTTATCAATAAGGAATTAAAGGCTAAAGAAGCTGCAAAACTGGAAGCTATAGCTAAAGAAGAAGAACAGGCTAGACTAACCAAACAAGCTGCTAAAAAGTGTATAGAGTTGGAAAAGGAACAATTAGCTAAAGAATTTGTAGAAGCAGATATTAATAATAGGGTAACACCAGAATTGATTAGACAAATGTACGGTGAACCAGACTACTATACTAATTATGATAATGGCTATCATTCTTTTATATATGGGAATAAGCAAATTATACTAAATAAAGGTAAGATGTCCACCATTAGAACTAATAAATAATTAAGTGTAGTAGTCAAGACTTGTTCTGACATTTGTTTTACTATCGGACCAAAAAACTGTCAGATTAAGTCTTGACTAATTCAAATTAAGGACCCCAGCTTACTTTGATTAGTAGGCTGGGGTTGGTTGCTTAGGAAGCCATCACTTAAATTTAATAACTGCTTTTCCGTTTTTATCATAAGTCACTTCTACATCTTCGGACATCATCTCTTTATGCTTCATAAGTTCTATTATATCCTTTTCATTAACCCCATTAGTTAGTAAGAAGTCGGTAGTATCAATATCATTATTAATTATACTAAAAGTCTTATCTACTTCCTTGTTAAATGAAACCTTTTTAATATCTTCCTTGTGTTCATCCTCTAGCTTACTAAATGCCTTACCAAATTGATAAGCTATATTATTAGTATCATCTATCTTTACAGGTTCTTCGCCTACCATCTTTAGAATTAAGTCAGGTCTTTCTTTAACTAGTCTATCATACATTACTTTCTCCTTAGTTCCTGTTTTAGACTTATCGTATAAACGTACCATAGATAAGGTATTATGCCCCGAATACCTAGCTATTTCACTATCGGGCATACCTCTTAAAGATAGTAAAGTTATAAAGGTTCTTCTACCTGTATGGCTAGATACGCAATTATATCTTTCTTTCTTGGTTACTTGTACACCTGCTATACCTGCTTGTTCGTATCTTTGTTCCTCTACACCTTTAACACCTGCCTGTTTAGCTATCTCCTTAATTCGGGTATTAAACTTCTTCTTATTGATAGTAGGTAGTTGGTAGTTATACTTAGCTAGTATATCTAAAGCCATTTGAAAGATAATATCCACTTGTACCTTTGTACCTGCCTTATCTTGTACCAAGTTAATATAAGTTCTTCCGTCTTTACGTTCTATCAACTTATCAACCTTTTCAATATCGCTAAACCTTTGCCCTGTTGTACATTCCATTAAGAATAGGTTCTTAATATCCTCATCCTCTTTAGTAGTACATTGGTAGTTGTAAAGCATAGTCAGTTCATCATCTCTAAGGGCTATCTCATCATCTATAGCCTTTTCCTTTAAAGGTTCTATTTCAATATCCGCATATTGGCTACCTTTCATAAGTCCATTATTAACTAGGTACTTCTTCATTAACTTATAGGTACATTCAACTATCTTATTAATAGAAGCACTGCTAGCCCTTTCACCTGCTTTGCCCTTTACATTGTCAATACACCATTGTTGGAAACCTTTCATTACTTCTAAAGTAATATCCTCATAGCCTTTAATATCTAAAGTAGATAGATAGCTTTCAAACTTGGTAATGAAACGTAAGTTGTTATCCTTAGTTCCGTCTTTAATACTAGTATCTTTAGATAGGTAGGTTCTTAATACCTTAGCTATATCTATTCTAGCTTCTTTAGGTTCATCTATCTTTCTATTCATTATATATTGTTTAAGTGTATTGGAATTAAGTTCGGTGTTATTATTGCAAATGTAATTAATATATTCAGTGAAACGAACATTCATTTCATCTATCTTATTATTAAGTATAGTATTATTGGCATTATCAAGCCCCGATAACAAACTACTAGTAATAGCCTGTATCTTGTTCCACTGCTTAGGATATACTTTGTAACCTGTAGATATTCTTACCTGCTTCTTATTAATGAAGCATACAAAGTAAACCATAGTAGGCTTATCTCCTTTAGGCTCTCTTAAATTGTAATGGGGCTTCACCTCTTTGTAAAAGTGTTGTGCCGTGCTTAAAAGTGGTGATTGGATTCCGTGCTTAATTTCGGTGCTTAACGTATCGGGTGAATTAGTATCACCTTTGATAGCATCGAAGTTATTAATTACAGGTGTTGAATAGGTGTTATTAGCCATAACTTACAGGTAATTAAGGCTTTTAGGCACAAAAAAGAGGAACAAAGTATTAACTTCATTCCTCTTACTTGGTGATCCGCCTGGGGCTCGAACCCAGGACCCCAACATTAAAAGTGTTGTGCTCTACCTGCTGAGCTAGCGAATCAATCCTTTGTTATTGCTATTCTTCCGAATTGCGAGTGCAAAG